CATTTTTCTTCGGTGCCTTGCATCACTCGCCCGCGAAGCAGCTCACTCCCGTCGTATTGGCCGATGGAGGAAAGCATCCGGTGAACGGCTTTCTTGGCTGAGGTTTCGAGGGAGATTATCCCCGCCTTATCCCCGCGCCGGACGCAGTTCACGGCGATGTTGAAGGCGAGCGAGGTTTTGCCGCTGCTCCGTAACCCCGCCAGCACAATCATTTCCTGGGGGAACATCCCGCCCTCGGTGCGGTCAAGATCAATGAAGCCGGTTTCAACCCCCATCGGAAGATCGCCGTCGCACGCCGCTTGGTAGTCGTCCACGAGCGCACGCGCAATCTCGCACACGTCGGAGAATCCGCCCGCGCCCTCGGTGGAATTGCGGATCGCCATCACGTCGGCCTCAAATTCAGCCAGCACGTCATCCCCGGCGCCGTTGGCCTCGTATGCCTTGGCCGTGGCATCCAAGCACACCCGAATCATCGAGCGCAGCCGATGCTTGGCCCGAACGGCTTCCAAGTGGGTCTGAAGGTTCAGGATGCTGCCGATATGGTCGGGCAGGCCGGCAAGTCGGGCGATCCCCCCAACCGACTCCATTTGCTCGGGCTTGAGCCAGCCAGCCACGGTTGCCGGGTCTATGGCTTTGCCCGCGGCGTCCATCTCCATCACGAATCGGTAAAGGTTCTGGTTCTGGACCACGTAGAAGCTGTCCTGGCCTTGTGGTAGTTCCGCCCGGACCATTGGGAGCGCGACTTTGTAATCAAGCAGGATGGCAGCCATGACGGCGTTTTCGTCAGCCTCGGAGTGCGGGGGAAGGCGGTCGCTCATCGGCTCAATGTTTCCCATGCGAGCTTAACCACTGCTGGAACTTGTCCGTCTCCAATGGCTGCAATGCGGTCATTCCGATTGGCCATCCCATTAACCATTCTACCCACTCCGGGTTCATTGGACCACCATCCGTCACTGTTATCACTTGTTGCAGGCGGCATTGTGATTCTTCTCCGTGCGGATTCAAATGGCGAAGCATTCCCGTTTTCGTTCGCTTGAACTTCTCGGGTGCTTTCATTACTTTGTTGTCGCTGGCTGTTGGGGTTGGAAGGCGCCCCAACTTCCTCAAAGCCGTTGCTAGTCCGTCCCCGCTTGTCTTTGATGCGCCCTTCCTGTTGTAATTCCCGGAAACGAGTGGGGTGGGTGGCCTTGATGAAGATTCTAAGACGCTCATGATCGTAAGCCGGTATTCCCTCAAGCCAGATGGCATCGGAAGCTCCCAACACTCCCCACTTTGCATCAAACCCCATTTGGGCCAAATCTCCAAGGACTGTTCCAAGCCCTCGAACAGAAAGAGCTGCCGAATTTTCCACGAACACGATTGCGGGTCTAACTTCGCAAATGACTCGTGCCATTTGTTTCCAAAGTCCACTTTTGGGTCCGTTAATTCCGGTTCTACTTCCGCTTTGGCTGATGTCCTGACAAGGGAACCCGCCACACACAACGTCAACGAGTCCTCGCCACGGCTTTCCGTCGAATGTTCGCACGTCATCCCAGATTGGGAACCTTGGCATAATGCCGTCTCGTTGCCGTTGCAGGAGGACTTGTCTGCGATAAGGCTCGATCTCGACAGCACAAACGCAGGTATGTCCGAGAAGCATTCCGCCGAGGATTCCTCCCCCTGCTCCTGCAAATAGGTGTAGCTCACGCATCGTCTCCTTTTCTTATGCTGTGGCCTTTAGCCATTTGTCCCATTCGGCTCGGAAGCAATCCGCATCGGCTTGGGGCGAGCGCGAGCGCGGGAAGTCTGAGGCTTGCGGGCCTGGACCGTTCCTGTCCCACTTATAGCCCGCGCACTCAAAGACCTCGCGGTTGACGGGTTTGGGTGACGGCTCTTGGCGCTCGAACCCTTTGGGCTTCGGAGGATTAAATGGCCTGCCAGCCTCCTCCCACCAGACCTTTATCCTGGTGACATACGCCTTCCAGTTCCTTTGCTTCTCCCAATTCCCTTGGCAGGCTGCAAGGAACTTGTCCTTGGCCCACCATTCGGCGCCAAGGCCAATCTGGCGGCAATATTCCCAGAACGTCAACCAGTCTGGTATTTCCGCCCAACGGGTTTCCCCCACTCCCCCTTCCGTTACAGATGCAGAAGCAGAGGCAGAAGCATGTTGTTGCGCAACCGTTACGTCTGTTGCGTAACGTTGCGTAACGGACTGCTTCTCCCTGAGTTTTTGCATTCTTTTAGCAGCCAGCGCCGCATACCTACCATCCCCGCATAACTCCCTGTATTTCTTATGGTTAACTATCCTCCAACCCCATCCGCGGCCATCCAGAGGCACGATCCTTCGGCCTTCTTCGTCGGGGGTTCTGGATTCCGGGTCCGCTGCCTCCAGGGCGGATATGGCGCGGTTCACCCGGGCGCGGCTAAGGCCGGTGTCGTCTGAAATCTTATCCCGATGGACCTCCGAGGCGCCGGTGGCCGTGGCGTTGCAGAGCAGGTAAACGAAAACTAGGATTTCATCGGACTGGCCCCGGAGTGAGCCGTCGAAAAGGGATGCAAATACTTTGGCGTAGCCATTCACAAGGTTGCCTTAAAAAAGCCAATGCTACCGCCAGCCTTGTGAAGTCGCATCCCAGGCGGGAACGGCAACCGGCGGCAGCATTGGATTTTCTACGATGCAACTTCACGCCCCCACCATAGGGCCTTCACCCCACCCCGTCAACATATTTTTTGGGCGACTCACGGGCATGTCAAAGGGGAATTGGTTTTGGGTTCATTTCCAACTCATTTCCGGTTCATTTCCAGAGAGAATCGCCGCCCCGCCCGACAGGATCGGTGTTGCCCCCCGCACATCGAGGGGCACGCACTAGGCGCGAACGGGGCGGCGGAAGTCATAGTTCATCTGGATTGGCCGCAAGATGGCTGTAAACTGTGTCCCAATACATGCGGTCGTCAACGGTGAGAATGTAGCCCTCACCGGCCATGTCTCCGCCCTTGGAGATGATGTGGGTTGCACGCGTCCAAGCTTTGAACCAGTCGCGCATTTCTGGCGACACTTTAGCGGCGTCCAGTCCTTTCAGGTGCGGGCACTCCGAACACTTCACACCGAGGCAGCAAGTTAGGTGATTATCCGGCACGGCCTCGGGGCGGCTATGGCTGCATTGCTGGTGCACCTTGCGGAGTTTTCCAGTCCGCTCTTGCTTGAACAGGTAGGCCAATCGCGGAACCTCTTGGCTGTCGGTCTTGGCGTCGTACATGAAGCGAGTTTCGTCCCACTTCGGGCGCCCTCCGGGCTTGTTGAGAGGCAGCACGTATTCGTTAATCGCAACATGCCATTGCTGGTTTATGTCACCGCCGAGCCCAGTCATTGCCGGCACGGTTGGCCATTGGGGTTCGCTCATAATCTCCTCCGTTTCCTCGCCCTGCTCACCGCCGGCCTGGACAGCAGCAACTCGCGGGCGATCTGGGTGTTGGACTTGGACCAGTCTATGACCTCGTAAAGCTTCCAGGCTTCGGCCAGGCGACGGCGATGGGCGCCGGATTGGATTAGGGCTGGGGTGGGGTTCATAGTTATTGACGCGTCTCGGAAACTTCATCCATGACGGCGCTTTCGTGGATTTTCCATCGTCTGTATCCGATAGCAAGCTCCGCCTCGGCATACAATTTTTTATACGGGAACCGCGGAGGAAGGGCGCAAGGCAAATAAGCCCACCAACAGGCGTATAGGTCGTCGCAAAACCGCTCCCACCGCTTGGCGTGTCCGCGATACGGAGACCCCCGCTTTGCCACCATAGGACTTGCGACGATATGGCCACAACCCATCACATCCGTAATCAGCAGGACATGGGTTTGCGACGGGGTTGATCCGAGCGGAAACTCGGTTCTGGTCACTCGATGCCAAACAAGCGGTATGCGAAAAAACTCCCTCCCCTTATCCTCGTTCCGCCAGTATCGGCACGAGTAATGCCTATATCGCCTGCTCACAATTCCCCCTTCAACGCCCGTCGCAGCACGGCCTTAGCCATGTGCTGATAGCCCAATTCCAGAGCGTTCCAGGCTTGCAGGCAGGCCAGTTCCAGCGCCCGCTCCCGGCTCGTCTCGACTCTGACGGGCTCGGAGAACATCACGGCCTCGGCAATCTCGATGCGACGGCAGGCTGGGTGAAGCAGCGCCCCGGCGTGAATAGCTGCGTCAATCTCAGCAGCCCGTGGGTGAGCATCGTTTGATGGCCGCTCGCCCTTCGGTTCGATCACCAAATGTGGCGGTGGATTAAGCCGGGTGGTTATCGGCGGGATGTTGGGCATGGGTGGATACGGTTCAGTGTTCATTCTGTTCCTTTCGTTAATGGTTTATTCCACTTCGTTCCGAACCCGCCAGCTTTCAGGCTTTCAACAAGTTCCCGCTGGCGGACATTCTTGGACATTGGCAACTCGATGGTGAACGGCTCGTCGCCCTTATCGCCGTGAACCTCCTTGGCAAACCAGATGTGCGGGCGCACGGTCAGAGTCGCCGCGGTGCCGTTGAGCTTTATCCCGCCGAACCTGTAGCGCCAGCCATCCCCGGCTTTAGGCATTGCCCGCAGAACCTTGTCAAAATACTCGCGGTGCCAGCCCTCAAAAAACACCGGGCTGCTGGTGTCCCCGTTGTAGATGTCGAAGGACTCGTTGAAAAACCAAATCCAGTATTCTTCGCCTATCGCCCGGATTTTTGGTGTGTCGCGTTCGTTATACTTCGCGCCAGGATCACCGCGCCCGACACACCACGCAATCGCGTATTGGTCCAACCGCCACCAGGATGTTGACGCTCTGACGAGTTGTCCCGCCATCGGCTCACCCGGCTCCGACGGTCGCCACTGCGGTTTTCGCTCGCGCAAATCTCCGATGCCTCCGAGGATGGTCGCACTTGCCGCCTCGCAAGCAAGGTGGGTTAGAATCCGCTCGCGGTCGGTCATATTGGGTTTTGGGGCTTTCATGGGTCAGATGTCGAAGTAAATCGTGTGGAACCCGTAAAGCTCATCAATGGCCGCGCACTCGGCTTGCCAGGACTGCCACGCGCCTTTGAGCCACGGATCGGCAAGGTCCATCCGGTAGTTGAAGCTGCGCTGAGCGGCCCGCACCACGGCCAGGAGAATGTCCTGCCGATGCGCAACCCACTCGCCCAGGATTTCACGGTTGGATTTCATTGGAGATGGATTAGACGGCTGCACGGTCGCTATCGCCCGCGCTTTGCCCACTGTGATTACATTCCCCAGGTTCGCGCTCTGGAGTGGAGGCTGCGCTGCCGGTTCCACATGGCCGGTGCGGGGCAGTCACCGCAATAGATTCGTTGCCGCACAACCGTCTAAAAGCGTTCATTGTGGTTTTTGGATCTTCCATACGCTGGCCTGTCTGCCCTCGGATGCGCCTTTTCGGATAAGCGTCAGCCACTTGATCCGCTGCAGCTCTCGGAGATAGGCGGCGGCATGAAATGGGTTATCGAGTCCCGCGATCTTGCCCGCCGCCCTTACGCTCAAATAGAACGGGCGCCGACCGTTGAACCGTTGAAGAAACAGACAGCCATTCAGCAGCCGACTAAGCGGCTTATTCATAAACCGATTGGGCGGCGCGGAGTCCGCGTAGGCTATGGCCAGTTTCAACCCGGCCCGCTTCTTCGGGCGTGGCGTTCTTCGTCCATGCTCTGCCGCATGGCACTCATGGCATAGGACTTCTAAATCGTCTTGGGTGCAGTCAAACCATAGCCGATAGCGCAGATGGTGGACGTTTATCTCCTCCGCAGAACCGCAGCGATTGCACCGCTCGCCGCAAGCCTTTAGTTTTTCAGAACGCAGCTTTTTCCAATGGGCAGAACGCAGGTACCGCTTATAGGCGCTTTGGGTTTTCGAGTCCGGCATAAACGAAAAAACCTCGCCCCAAGGCTGCGATGCAGTTCGGGCTTTGCGCCCAAATTGCGCCAAGGAGCGAGGAGATTTTTCCGTCAAACTGCATCGCACCGCCAACCTATTCCATCGCGGGAGCATGTCAACCCTGATTGTTGGGGTGTTGGGCCAGCGCGGCCAGAAGCGCGTCGGCGCACTCGATGGCGGACTTGGCGCAAAGCACTTCTGAAAAGTCCTCGGACCTGCCGGCCAGGATGCCGATTAGCGCCGCCTTGGCGAACTCCTCGCGCTTCGATAGGCCGGCCCAGTCGCAATGCTTTTCGGCAGTCACATACATCGTGCCGTCCGGCATGGCGGCCATTGGCTGGGGAAAGGCTGGGGTTTCTCCATTGTGGTTGCTCATAGCTTTCTCCGGTGTGGGTTAGGCGGCCTTGGCATTGGCGCGGTCAATGGCACGCCGCACGCCGCTAATCAGTTTGGCCATGATCCGGGCGTGCGTATCGTGCCTCGGGTCTTCATAGGGCAGGGCGTAACCACCCGTGCCCGGGCGGGAGCCGCAGAGCTTCTCCCAAGCGACGCGGCGCGCACGCCGATAGCTTTCAATCCAGTCTATTCTGTTTACGTTGCGCATATTCAATCCTGTTGTTTCGCGGCATCCGCCGCTTGCTGGCCCCGACATTGCCAGGGCCAGACAGCGGAGGACGGCGCTTTAGGCGGCTACGGGCTCCTCGGTTGGGATGGCGGCGATAGCCTCGTCCTTGGTGCCGTAGGCGTGGAACTCGCCCACGGTGTCAACGTCGCCTTGGGCATCGAAAGACCGAACACTGAACTTGCGCGGGGTGTCGCTCTCTCGCTGCTCGCTGGTGATGAAGAATCGCCCGCGAATGATCCCGCTTTCAATCCGGGTTCCAAAGAAGCGCATTTCAGACGCCCCGAACCAGCACCCGCCGTTCTTCTCGTTCAGCGCCTTTAGCTGCGCGATGGTTTCGACGTTGGCAACCGTTGGCGGCCGGGACTGCCGGATCGCCCGCGTTGCCGCTTCAAGGACAGCGCAAGCCGCCTTGCGGTATTCAGTGGGGAAGTATTGGCCGGGCGTGTAATCCCAGCGAGGGGTATAATCCGCATTCAAACCGTGCTTCTCGCGCAAAAAGTCCTTGCTGATCCAAGTCAGCCGCCCACTGTACGCCCGTGGCGCGGCCTCGATGATTTCCTTGTCCGTAACGCCCTCTTGGGCCGCAATCGCCAGCGCGGTCTTGAAGTGCTGCCAATCCTGATTGATGGCGCGGGCCTCCTGCCGATAAGCCCGCCAGCCGTCCGCGTCGTGGCTGTGAGCCGTCACGTAGTTTCGGGCGTCAAGGCCGGGGTTCTGCGCGGCGAACTGCACCAGGCCATGCAAGGCCGGTTGATTGGCCGCGATTACGCGATAGGTGTTAAGGAGTGCGGATTCTGCTCGTTTGCTCATTTTCATACCGTTTTATTTCTTTCGTTGTGGGGCTGGTTCTCGCCCCGGTTGTTGTTTTACCCGTCGCCGGGCTCTGGTTTCTGTCCAGACCTCACGGGGCGCTTGTCCCCGTGGTGTCTGAACATCTAGCGCCGTTGCGGCCTGTTGTCAGTTATCTCCTCCATATCCTCACATACGGCGCTTGCATATCGCGTGCGAGAACGGCCCACAGCGACCTTTGCCAGCTTCGCGCACTTGGCTTTAATCTCGGCTTTGGTCAGCCCGCGTCCATCGCAGCTAATCCGCACTGAAACGGTAACAAGCGTAAAGGCTTCATTCATATCAGTAGCCGCAGCGGGTGCGAGACGCGCAAATCGTGCCGCCGTTGCCATCACCGAACACTGATTCAAAACCGGCCACAGTCCAGTGGTCATGCCCCATGCGGATTTCCAACCGGCCCTTGTGAAAGCGAGCCTGATTGAATCGTCCGCCGTTGAAGTAGAACCCGGCGGGCCGATGGTTTAACTCTTTCACAAGCCTACGAATCACCGTTGGGTGATCGCTCGGCAGAATGTCCCACTTGCTCATTGCCCCCTCGCTTTCTGGATGGCTCTCTCCGGGTTGCGCACGAAGTTGCAGCCAGCAGCCATTGCAAGATCGCACCGAGCCTTGGTCATGCGTTCCATTAGTGGCAGCGACCACGGATCAACCGGGTTCGCGAGTTTCTTGTGTCGGTTCAACTCCCGGACCATCGCGGCATAGTCTTGCTGCACGTCAGTCAAGAGATTTAGAGCTTCGAGTGGTGTCATGCTGCCCCCGCTTTCTTCACGGCTTTGACAGCCAGAGCCGCAAATGCCCGCGCATAGGCTTCAAGGTTCTGGCCGGTGAGATGGTCCAACATCTTCGCCGCGTCGCTCAGTAAGCCGATCAGCTCGGGCGCCGCGGCGATTAGGCGGGCATTGGCTTCGCCCCGCGGGCAATCCCGATTCATGATCGTCGCCACGACCAGACAGGAATCGCCGCGGCTCGCATCTGGCGGCCCAAGCACGTCCTGTCGCCAATCGGCCATCTTTGGGTGGGTCTCGTGATTAACTTTCCCGGCCAATGTCCACGGCCCGGGAGTGTGTTTTGTCGTCATAGTGATGGAGGGTTAGCGAGCCAGCCGATTTCCGAGACGGATAGCAGCCCGAACTTCTTTCATGGTGCCGGTGAAGCTGGCCTTGCCGGTGAGCATTCCAGCCCTGGTTTCCATAATGTCCCACATGCCTTTGTGGGTCGCATTCTTCCGAACCACTGAACCGCCTATATGCTTGTCGTTTTTCATCGTCGATCCTGTAGAAAAATCCCCGCGGCCAGCGTGTGATTCGGCCGGCGCAACACGCGCCAGAGAGGCGCCAGCCGCGGGGAAAACTGTTTCAATATGCCGAATCACAAGTAGAGCATCGGCCAGCCGTTACAGCATTGCAACAACTTTCGCTCTTTTCATCAGGATTTATTTCACGCTCTCCGGCCCGATTGGCATCGTTGCTGCTTTGTAACCGTCAACCTCCACCGGCAACCAGGTTGACACAAAATCAGGGCTTGACGGCAACCGCGGCGAGAGTCAACGTGAGGCATGGTCACTGCCGCAACCCCGGCGCCAGCCCCACCAGCCGCCCCAAAGCCCAAACCGCGCGGCCGCCCCTTCCAACCCGGACACCAGTTCTCGAAGCTTGGCGGCCTCGCCTCCGTCAAAAGCCGCCGGCTTAAAGCCGAACTGCGCAAAGCCGCACGGGAAGCGCAGACGCCAGATTCCCCAACAACGGCAGAAACCGCAATCCGAGTGCAAATGAGGCTCGTGAAGGAGCAGATAGCACGCACCCGCGCCGTTTTATCGGATGACGCCGGCACCTGCCCCCACTGCGGCCGGACGGCGCTTGAGCCCCATCACCGCGCGCAGCTCCTGAAGTCCCTGGACGTGCTCCTCGACCGTCAGCGCAAGCTGCTCGGCATCTCCGATCCCGGCCCGACGAAGCCTCCGCAGCAACTCGCACCCGCGGGCGCATGGTCTGCCGGGATGTTCGCCCGCCCGATCCAAGCCGTGGTCACGCCGGCCCCAGCACCAGCGCAGCTTCCACCGCCAGCCCCCGCGCCCGAGCCGATCCAGGTTCCGCCCATCCGCGAGGGGCAGGACTAAACCGCACACCATTTCTACAGAAATCGTGCGTGTCACACTTCCGGGCTGAGCCATCCTGTCACGAGCCGGCCGCGACGGTGGCTCCCGGCGCCTGGCCGGCGGTAAGAATTCTTTTCGCGGCCCAGGACCCGGACGAGGACCCCGGCGGCCCCCTTTCGGCACCCGCGTCGAGCGCAAGGGGTGCCTTTTGAAATCCTGGGTTTTTGGGAAGTTTCCGGGTTGGCGATTCACCAAACCTGAGACTGGAACCGAGTTGAAGTTGAGTATGGATTGGGCTGGTTTTGTCTAGGCACAGGAAGTCCAAATGGGTCTGCGGCGCCGGTTGGAGATCGTCCAACTGCTGGCGGTTGCCTCAGAGCCTGCCGGGGGCGGTAATGCCTGCCGGGCGACTGGCCTTTACGTGCTGCCGTTGGCCAAACAGGGCTGGGCTGTCCCGGTCGGAAACACCGCAGTCGCGTCTCGCGCTGGACTGTTCGGCTGGCCAACACCACGTTGGGGCCTACTCTCGTTTGACGCTACGAGTGGAGCCCGGGCGGTCAGGCCCGGACCAGAGGGAGGTATCTGGTGTCCGTCGATTACCATCGGCGGCTGCGCGAGAATGCGGTTATCGGGCGTGGACTTCGAGAAAATGATGTATTGGGAGTTGCCGGGGAGGGCATCTCTGGCGATCTGCCGGCGCATAAGCTTGGCGCGGTATTTGTCACGGGGGCGGGGTCGGAACCACTTTGCCGGAACTCGGTGGAGCGTGCAGGGTGTTCCGATGGCGCCGCCGCGGCTCATAGAAAAGAAAAGCCCCCACCGTTGCGAGCAATGGGGGCAGAAGACGTTTTGGTGCCGTCAACTTCCGGGCTCCGGGTTGCCTGCCGGGTCCGAAATCCTGTATGACAACTGGACTCGCAATCCATCATTGCCCAACCCATAAGCCCACCGGGCGGGGGTTGGCAACAACTTTCGGGTTGCAATGCTGTAACGGCGTGGCACAGTTGGGGTGTGAAAACCCTATGCCTCTGCGGCTGTCAGACGGAACTTGGACCCGACAACCATGGGCGTCCTCGGCGATACGTGCGCGGGCACCAGTTCCGCGGCAAGAAGCACTCGCCCGAATGGTCGCAGAACCAGTCGCGCGGCTTGAAGTCTGCCTGGAAGGATGAATCCAAGTTTTCAACCATGCGCCACCAGACCCGCGAGTTGGTGGAGAAACGGTGCGCGCCACGGCGTGGGCGGCCCGTGCCGGAAGAAACGCGCGCGGCCATCTCGAAGGCGCTCACCGGGCGAAAACTCTCTGAAGAACATCGTCTGGCATCCTTAAAAGGACTACTGCGGCCGACAGACCTGCCGCCGGAAGCCGAAGCCAGACGCCGGCAGTCCATCGCAAAGGCCCTGACGGGCACGCATGGGTTTGGGCGAGACGCCAGAGACCGGCCCGACCATCACAAGGCGCTTCACTGGATCATCCGGGATCCGCGGGGTGTCATTCACGAATTCGACAACCTGCAATCGTGGTGCCGGGCCAACGAACACCGATTCCTGCCGGATGAGCGCCCGATGTCCAAGCTGGCGCTCTGGCAGCGGGCGGTCGGGGGCTTCAACAACCTCCAGCGCACAGACGGCAAGGCCGGACACCAATGGCGCGGCTGGACGCTGGTATCGGTGATGGAGCGCAAGGAGTTGGGCGCGCCGGATTTGCTTGGTAGAGAGAATCAGATCGGAGTCTAATCGGATTCCAGAGTATGAGTCAGCTCACCCTTGAGTTAATCGCTGAGCGCAACCGGGATAAAGCAAACGCCCCGACTGAGTTTGAAACCGAAGGGCAATCCATGCTTCCCTGCCCATTCTGCGGCAGTGCGGACCTGACGGTACGCGGCGATGACGACGTGGAGTTTTGCTTTTGGGTTCACTGTATGCACTGCAACGCCGAGGGGCCGATTGCGCAATCCCGAAGGTTTGCCATCGTCAAATGGCAGAAACAGCCGGATTGTTCGTGAACCCCGCCACTACTCAACGCAATCCTGACAACGGCAGGCTTGAGAGCGTGTTCAGCCCGCTGGAACTCAAGGCGAGAATTCGGGTGATCCGCCGTTACAGCAGCCGGCGCTGGCGGCGCAAGCATCCCAGAGACCCGCACAGGGGCCGATACTGGGCTGAGTACACCTACAGATGGAAGGCGCGAAACCTGGAGAGGGTTATCCGCTATCAGAAGCGCCGGGTGTCGAGGATTCCCAATCATTACGCCGTGCAGCAACTCAGACAACAAGGGCGCCCGATCACGCCCGAAACCATTGAACGAAAGCGGGCCGAGATTCAAGCCTTCCGATCCCGCAGAGCATTCAGAATGTTTTATGCAACCAGCCAACTTGCCAGCCAAAACCGTTAACGCCCTGGTCAAACTCGGAGCCGAAGCCGTCGAGACCTTCCTGATAATGCTCCGCGAGGGCATTAAATGCTGGCAGGCCGCGGGCGGGTTGTTGGTGGAAATGCGCAAGGACGATCCTGGGGTGTACCGCAAGATTATCCAGCGCGAGCCGCTGCTGACGGTGGACATGCTCGAAACCATCGAGCGAATCGGCAGAAAACAGCTTCATCCGCAGCTTTTGATCTCCCCGGCGATGCCGGTCCGCCGGCTTATGGGATACCCCTACGACGAACAGGCGCGGCTGTGCAGCCAGCCGATTGATGTCGTGGTTCGGGTAGCCAACGGCAAGCCTGTCGTCTCGAAAAAGACGGTGCGCGAGATGAGCCGGCTGGAACTGAAACGCGCGTTGGGCGAGCGGTCGGTGCGGTCGGTGGAGGAACAGGCGCGCCTGTGGATTCCCAAGCATGGTGAGGGGAATGCAGAGTGGCAGGCGCTGGGGCAGAAATCCAAGACCGTACGCACTTTTGCCTCCTCAAATGGGGAAGAAAAAATGCACATGCCAGCGCCGCCGCCAGCCAACGTATCGATCATTGGCCGGTGGGTGATCCGCAAGACCATCGGCAAGAACGTGGGTTTCGAGCGCACCAACGCCAATCCGCCGGACCTTATCCGCGTGATACTGAAAGAAGGATCGGCTGTGATCGAAGTTTGCCAGCGGGACGGCTAACCCCTCCCCAAAATCCTGGCCAGCGTAGTCGGGTGCCACGCCGCGTCTCGAACGCGGGTGGGGATGTTCTTCTCGTTCAGGATTTGGGCGATGGCTTTGAACGACTTGCCTTCCGCGCGCAGTTCTTTCATGTAATCAAACACCCCATGCTCCCCGGGCTTGCTCCCGTAAGGCTTTCTCCCCTCGCACCGCCCGTTGTCCCGGCGCGCGCGCGCGCGGGCGGCGCGGAGCTTCTGCACGATGCAGGATTTCTCGAACTGCGCGATGGCGCCCAACATCTGGCGGACGAGCGTGCGGGTGGGGTCTTTGTCCTCCACGCTCAAGTCGGTGTCGCTGTCGGCGGCAATCACCTTCACGCCCAGCTTGCGGAACTCCGAGAGCAGGATCTCGGAGATCATCAGGTCGCGGGCCAGCCGGTCGGCGCGTTCGACCAGCACCAGGCGCACCCCGTTGGCCTTGATCGCCACCATCAGGTCGGTGAGGGCCGGCCGGTCGAAGGCATCGAGGGTGCCCGATACGCCCTGCTCCACGAACTCGCGCTCGATAATGATGTTGTGGGCCTGGCAGTAGGCTTCGATAACCGCGCGCTGGCGGGGAAAGCCGTCACCGTCAACCTGGCCCTTGCCGGAGACCCGGAGGTAGGAATGTGCTTTTGTCATACCCCACACATCCCCTCGCACTCGTTATTGAACATGTTGAGTTGGCCGCGCTCTTCTTCGGTGGAAAAGTCCACTTGGTCTAGAGGAACGCGTTTCGAGTGAAGGAAAAATTGAACGTTCTTGTCGCACAGTGTTGTCTTTTTCACCGCTTGATAATCCCGCTCAAACTTCACAGCATAGTCAAACTCGGCCGGCTCCTCGGTTTTTAGTCGCCGCCACTCACGGTCTGAGTGGTAGGGGCAGAACACACACGCGCTTCTCGGAGGCTTGGGGAACCCGCGCTCAGCCATCCACGCAAGACAATCCGAACGTTTGATGCAGAGATCAACCAGCGGCCACCGGTGAACGATATGCCGCACACGGCTTTCTTTCATTCGGGCAGCTTCATCAATAGAAATTCCAATCCATGTGACGCATTCTTTTGCGCCGTGTTCCAACAGGACCTTGCGCGTCTCGCGGCCCAGTGGAAGCAGTTTGAAATCGTGAGTGCATTGGCGCGGCCCGTGACCGTCACTGCCATCGGCGTTGATTGAGTAGTGGGGAATCGCAGACGGAGACCAGAATCCGGTTTTGTCTTTGCGCTCACGAATCCTCAAGGCGTCATCAACCAAGCTGCCCGCCGTCACTCGGCGCACCGGAAACGGCAACTGCTTTTCCAGCCAGTCCAGCCACGTGTAAACGGACTTTGGTTCAGCCTGGGTATCCGCGAATATCGCCGCAACCGGCATCGGCGTTATCTCGCCAGCGGCAGCCATCAGGGCCATTGTGCTGCTCTGCACGCCAGCGCCGAGGCTGATGATGTGGATTGGTTCGTTCATGAAAAAAGCCTACACCAAGCCAATCCCCTGTCAACACCTATTATGCAATAAGTGTTTTAGGTGGTGGGGCACTTCCAGCAGCCGATCTCCCGATGGGCCACCCAGAACTGTTCCTTCTGCTCGTCGGACAGGACGGACCATTGGAGATCGAGATCAACCCACACGCTGGCACCGAGGAAGCAATGACATATCGCGCACGCCTTGCGTTGCAGGCGGCCGTCAAACTTGGTGGTGCGTGCCCCCACCATTGAGACCGCCAAATTCTCCAGGTCTTTGCACAGTGGGCACGGGCTGGTGTAATCGGATCGCAGGATGCACCGCGCGCAGATTTCGGCCCGGCGGTTGGCTTCCTCGTCGGAGACCGTGGGCGAGCCCGCGAGCTTGTTCTTGGCCATCATCACCGTCCCGCGCATCACGTCCCCCCAGCCGATTTTCTGCGGGGCGGGAAGGGCGGGCGGCAGTTCGATGGTGCATTCGGCGGGGTAATCGCGGCAGACCGCCGCCTGCAATTCCTCGTCAAAGCCCAGCCCGACAGGCCAGCCGTTGGCGTGGCGCCAGGCTTCCACGCGTTCCTTGAGATCGAAGTAATTCTGGCCCCAGCCGACGATGCCAAGCTCGGGGAGGTTCAGTGAATATTTTCCGCCGTATGGAAGTTGGCCCGGCGAGCGAACGATGAGTTTCACCAGACCTCCTCCACCATGTCCTCGACGCCCTCGATGATTTCCGATGGTGCGGCGGTGTCGGCGGTTTCGTAAACGGCCTGGGCGACTTGCGCCTCCTTGTCCGCCTCGACCAGCGTTTGGATGGTGTTGCCGCGGGCGGTGAGGGAGAACCCGCGCAGGCGCGCGACCTCGATGAGTTGGACGAAGCAGTCAGCCAAGTCCGGCGACTTGTTGAACTTCACCCGATACTCCTTCTTGTCCATCAGCGTGATCGGCTTGATGCTGCCATCAGGCCGGGTGTCCGAGTACTCGAGGGTGGAAAGCTCGGCGGCCGTGTCCTTATCCAAGCCCTTCATCTGGCTGGACTCGATGGCGCTGCGGGTGCGGTAATACATTTCCGCCCGCTTGTTTTTATAGACCTCGCTGGCGGGGCGCCGGTCCTCATGCGAGCACGGCTCGTCGCTGGCAGAACCCCCGTACTGGATTTTGATGATCTCCGGGCTCCATTCCTGGATGGCAATATCGCAGATCCCGCCGTCGCCCGAGGCATCAAACCCGAAATTCTCCGGCTTGCACTCGTATTTCTGGCCGCGCCACATGACGTTGGCGCAATGCTGGCGCACCTGCCGAACAAGTTGGTAGCGAATCGGGTCTTTGCTGGTGGTGTCGGTGTAGAGGACGATGGGCGGCATGGATTCAATGCCCATCTTGCCAGTTTCGATTTCCCCGAAGGCCCCGAATCGCAGGGCCGGGCGGTCGCCGGTGTAGGCGGGATCGAGCGTGCCGATGATCATGAAGCGGTTGCCGGTGAAGGTGAGCTTGCCGTAGGCGTCGTATTTGTCGAACAGCGTCTCGGTGAACACTGTTTTGGCAAAGCCCTCCGGGACGGGGAAGCTCAGGTTGTACGCCCAATGCTCTGGGTCATTCTCGGCGCCGCGCGCGGCCAGTGCCTTGAGCGTCATCTCGACGTGCTGCTTGGTCGGCAGGTGATGCGAGACCGTGCGGCCCTCCGTGATGTTGGGGGTCTTGCGGAAGTCAAAGCGCAGGACGTGCCCGGGCGTGCCGTCCAACTGCGGCTTGGTCTCCCACTCGTCGGTGTCAATGCTGACGGAATTCCAGCCGTTAGCGGGCTCGCAGAAGCGCCCAAACTGGCTCAGGCGCGAGCGGGCGTTGGCGATGGCCAGAAGGATGAATTCGCCACCGGCGTTGATCGGGTAGGAGTAGAGGTTGGCGCAGGCTTTCCAGATCGCGCTGGGCACCGCCTCGGCCTCGTCAATGATCACCAACTGCCGGCGGGTGTGAATGCCCTGGATGTTGGCCGCAATCTTGTTGGCATCCCCCTCACCGACGGCCACGCAAAACATCGCGTGCAGGTCGTCCCCCTGCTGGCATTGCCAGACGGTGCGGGAGTCCACAAAGTTGCCAACCTTCATGCCCATGCGCTCGGAGAACCGCTGCTCGAATTTCTGGATGTACGCCCAGGCGCGGCGCCGCAGCATCTTCATCGTCGTGGAGCAGAAGATAACGGAGGATTCCTCTGGCGCCATCAGCCACCACAAGCAGGCGTAATTGGCGCTGTTCCACGTTTTAGAGCTTCCCGAACACCCTGACCATGCCTCCCACCTGTAGCGGCCCAGGGCTTCCACCATCCGGTTGGTCCACGGGTGCCACTCAAACCAGTTGGGCATCAGCGTGTCGGCGATGCGCCGGAACATTTCCAGGCGCGGGACCGGGCCTTTGAAGCGATTGGCGTAGGCGTGGCGGTAGGCGAAGAAATCGGCTTCGGTCAGCGGCTCAGGCAATGGCGGGGCTTTGGAGGCCATGCTCAGTGTCCCGCCTTGTAAATGCTGGCGATCTGCGCTGCCGAAAGCGCGTAGTTGTAAACCCGCACATCATCCACCGCCCCCGCGTATTGACTGACCAACCCCGTGCTTCGACGCAGCACTCCAATAGAAATCGTATTCGCGGGCTTGGAGTTTGCTGAGTACAAAATGTTGCTCAGCCAATATGACGGGGCCGTGGTAGTTGTTCCTGTCATCGTTGACAGAACCCCATTCGTAAAAAACGTCGGCGCAACCCCATTTTGGGCGATGGCGATGTGAACCCAGTTGTTGCTGGCGTAGCCCCCCGGAATGTAGATCGTATATTGCCACTCAGTTGTCCCGTTATACCGGCAACAGATGTTCCAAAACTTATTTCCCGACCGCCAATCTTCCTCGATAAAAATTTCAGTGCTGGTGCCGCTGGTGGACGAGGCCGACCACGGAATGGTTTCGCCGCCTGTATCCCGTTCCTTGCACCACAAACACACAGTCCCGGTCTTGAAGTTATACCAAGCGTTCGATGAAGTCGTGGTATCCACATACTGTGTTCCGTTGAAAAACATGCCTTGACCAACCACGCCATTTGTTTGGGTTGGAACTGCGACTGTGAACGCGCCCGTTGCCGTCCCGCTTGAATCCCATACCTTGCCATTCTGGCAATCCGCCACATCCAGCGTCCAGTAGCCAACCAACCCTTGCGGCACAATCGCCCGTTGCGTCTTATTCCAAAGCGCAATCTGAGCCGAAGCCGATGCGCAAATCAGCAGGGTGCAAAATAGCAAGGCCCTCATTTGAAGTTGGGGGCCAACACAATGCAGGTGTTGGTGCCCGTGTAGTCGGCCATCATGGTGTAAAGGTCTGCCGCGCCAACGTTCGTGGTTGCCGTGAAAGAAACCCCACCGGGAATGGTGAACCTCTGCCCAAGCGTATTGGTCCCAAGACCAACCGTAAACAGTCCGGGGCTGGCCATGAAGGTCTTGAGGACGAAGTCGGAGTCCAAAACCGAGTTGATATTCGACGGGATCAGCCATGCATTGGTGGTGAGCAACAACTTAAATCTCGTTCCGGTTGAAAAGTCAACGATGACGTTTGTGCCTCTGGTAAAAGCGAGCGTGGTAGTGCCTTGATACACGCCGTTGGTGCTGTTCACCGGCCCTTGCAGGTTTACCGTGCCCTGCGTTGAATTATTGGTGATCGCCCCTGTCGCTCCTCCTGATGCCGTCGAGGCAATGGTGAAACTGCCAGCACCGTTGGTTGTCACGGTAATATTGCTGCCCGCGATTATGGCCAGTCCGTTAGTCGCATATTGGGCTTGTTGTGAGGCCGCATTCGTCACCTGCTGCGCTGAGAGAATTCCATTCGTGGCCCAATTCGCTTGTTGCGCCGCAGCATTGGTAGTCTGGGTGGCGCTCAACAAAGCATTCGTGACGTAAGCGGCCTGCTGGATTGCGGCATTGGTGATCGTGGCGAAGATACCATTGGTGGTGTAGCTCGCTTGTTGGATGGCCGCATTAGTCACCTGCACGGCAGAAAGCATCCCGTTGGTGGCGAACCGGGCCTGTTGAGCCGCGATATTGGTGGCCGTCGAGGGCGAGACGAACTCGTTGGTCAACTCAATGCCCGTCGCGGCGTCAAAGAAGTTGGTGGCCCATACCGACGAAAGGTTGGTGATGGAATACCCGGCGCCATCCATGTTCGATTGGAGAAACGACTGGAACAGCGGCGTTCTGACCAGCGCGGGAATCGCCAAGCCAAGCATGACCAAAAACCCGATGAGAACCTTCTTCTTCATAGTACGGCGATGTAGCTCAGGTAATAGCCGTCCGAATCCGGCTGGGCGCTCAAATTGTAGAGGAACCCGTTGGTGGTCGCGCTGCCGGCGGTGATGTGCGCGGTAATGGCCAGTCCTGGGTCGGGACCGGACACCCAGGCTGTAATTGCGCGCGGAGCGGAAGGAAGCCCGAGATTGGACACCGAGCCGTTGGCGACACCCTGAGACAGCGGCACCTGACCGGTGACGATGGACGGACTCGCCGCCCCTTTGGAAGTCGAGGACTGCGAAGCGGCTACTTGATTCACCCTTTCGGTGAGAGATTGGATCATCGCCATCAAGGCGGGGTTGATCTGGACACGGTGGGTGCTGGTGCCGATTTTGAAAACATCAATCTGGTCGGGCGTTCCTACGATTGGCGGGACTTGCGGCATACGTTTCAGTAACGCGATTTTATTGGACAATAAGGCCAACATTGGCTTATAGCAACGCTGAATGGCCAATGCGCTGTGAAACAAGCCGACAATAGACCCTTCCTGACGGATGGCAATTTGGATTTTGCAGGCGGGATCGACCAAAACACGCCTCCAGACTTGTTGCCGCGCGACATGCTGGCCGCCGCCTCGAATGCTACCGTTCGCGGCGGGCGGGCACGTCCGCGCTCCGGCTGGATCAAACGCCCGCTTACCTTCCTCTCCACGACAGCGATTACCGCACCGTTTGCCATCCCGCCGGTCAACGCCGGGGTGTCGGTGTCGGTCGCCAGCACGGCGGACATTGACATCAACTCGCCCTCGGTGTCGGTTGGACCTTACGCCCTGAACCTGCTTTCGATAGATTCCCCCACGCAAGTCACGCTCCAAAACCTGACCGCCGCGCAGGCGGGGAACATCATCCACACGCCGGCCATCCTGGTGTTCAACTCGGTGGCGGTCGCCCGCAATTTCCAGACCGGGCTGTTCCAGCGGGCGTCCTTCTACAACGGCGCGTTTTCCTCCTCGCTGCTTTCCTCCCAGGGCGGCCGCCAATTCGCCATCCAGATCGACAAGTGGTCGGTGTCGGAGATCACGCCCGCGACAGGCCGCAACTCCGGGCGGCTGCAAATGGGCTGGTGGTGCCAGGCCGAGCAATACGCGATTTATCAGGACAACCAATCGGCGGCCATAATCTTCGATGGCTCAACCTCGCGCCGGGCCAACCCCGCCGCCTCGGAGGTTCCGGTGGGCAACGTCATGTGCTACGCGATGGGGCGTCTGTTGGTGGCCCTCCCCGACCGCCAGAGCTACCGGGCGGGCAACCTGGTGTTTGAAAACAGCGGCACCACCTACGACCTGCTGCAATTCAGCGACAACAATTACCTGAACGAAGGCGGGGATTTTGTGGCGCGGGTGTTTGGAGCGCCGAGCAACGTCGGCCCGATTCTGGCAATGCGCGGGGTGGCGATGGAGGACACCCAGCTTGGTCAGGGGCCGGTGATCATCGGCCAGCCCAACATGGTGTTCACCGTCAACCTGCCGTTCGACCGCACAACCTGGAAGAACCTGTCCAACGCCCTGCAAACGGCCAACCCGATCAAGGGGCCGCTGGGCCAGGATTCGACCATCCTGATCAACACCGACATCTGGTATCGCGCGCTGGACGGCATTCGCAGCTACATGATGGCCCGCCGGGAATTCCGCGAGCGATGGGGCAATTCCCCGATGTCCAACGAGGTCAATAGCATCCTCGCCTACGACACCACCCAGCTTCTTGAGCACGGTTCGGCGGTGCTGTTCGACAACCGCCTGCTGATGACGGTCTCACCCGTGCAGAGCATCCGGGGCGTCTGGTTTCGCGGGCTGGCGGTGATTGACTTCAACGAACTTTCGAGCCTGCGCGGCAAGAACCCGCCGTGCTGGGAAGGGATTTGGGCGAAGGAACGCATATTTCAGACGGTGGTGGGGACGGTTAACAACAATGACCGCTGCTTTGCCTACACGCTCAACGACAGTAATCAGATTGAGCTTTGGGAAATCATTCCCGATCTGAAATTCGACAACGAGACGGATGCCATTCCCTGGACGCTGGATTTTCCGAGTTACAACTGCGGGGACTCCGACAGGTTCAAGGCCCTGGAATCCGCACGCATGGTATTGCAGGACATCTCGGGCACGCTCACCTACAACCTCAAGTACCGATCCGACCAGAACCCCTGTTGGCGGCCCTGGGCAAACTCTGGGGTGTGCTCTCCCAACCAGACGTGCAATCCCGCCGACTGCACGGGGCCGCTCAATCTGCGGGATGAACAGCGCAGCCCCATCAAGTTCCCGCGCCCGGCGGATGACTTCGATTCATCGAGCAACAACCGGAAGTGGCGGACGGGCTACCAGTTTCAACCTCGCCTGGAATTCAACGGCTACGGCGAACTCAAGCAGTTCCGCATCTACTGCGTGGACCAGCCGGAGGACAACAACGCGCTGCGCCCCGCCGCGCTGTTCAAGAACGCCGAGCAAACCGTTACAGTCTCCTGCACGCCGCCAGCCACCGGGTCAAACACCGCGACGATTGCCGCCGGGACATACACCTCTTATTGCTCGCAGGATGACGCCGACGCCCAGGCGTATGCCGCGGCGGTGGCCAAGGCTAAGGCGGGGTTATCCTGCACGCCGCAAGCCCAACTTGACGGCCTGTTGTGGCTCTTGCCGTGCCTCTCTGACGCTTCCAGCACAAGCTGTGTTTGCGCCGACAATTACAGCACCAGCGCCAAGCTCGAAGGTGCCGCCGGTGTGTATTACGACATCACGCTGAGAATCCGCGGTGTGGTGGAGTTGAAGGATTACGTCGGCGGGACCGTCATTGGCGGGACCAACAACAACTTGAACCTAGGGGGCACGCCGCAGCCAGCCGACCCATACAATATCTACAGCCTGGCTATCAGTTCGGCGAGCCCCTCGTTCGCCCTCACCTACTATCTGAACAACTGGGATTCCGGGCAGGTGTCCAACCATAGCTATTGCAAGGCCGTGGATTACACGTTCACCGTTCTTAATGTACCGGCGGGATCGAAATTCCTGCTCAACGCCAATTCCGGGGGCGACCAGAACGAGATCAAGAACATTGACCACTTGGGCAACCCCATCACGATCACCCCCGGGCCGGGCGACCCACCGATCAACCCAGTGGTGAATCAACCGTTTGGGGGTCAATGGCTCCAGGTGGACGTGGTTTCCGTCGTTCAGCATTAGCCGATGAACACCGACAACATTTGCTGCGACCCCGACCCCTTCATGGGCGTTGCGCCACCGCCGATTCCCGGCCAGCTCAGCGGGTTGGTGTGGCTATTGCCGTGCAAGCAGTATCTCTACATCGGGGGCTGCTTCTGCGCGGAGAATGTTTCGAGCACCACCACGCTGGTCGGCACCGCCGGTCAGACCTACGATCTGACTCTCAGGATCAGGGGCATCGTCGAACTCAACTCCGATTACACCGGGGGCACTCTCCAACCCAACACTTCGGGCGTCTGCGTTGCGGGCGCAACCCAAAACCTGTGCCTGCTCAACGCCACGCCCGGAGCCTCCACCTACAACGTTTACTTGCTGAAAATCACTTGCGCCAATCCCGCCTACAACGCCAGTTACTACCTGAACAACTGGGACAGCCCCAGCGGCTCGCAGCTCAAAACCATCGGCGGGGTGGATTATCAGATCACCATTCCGGCGGTTCCGGTGGGGGCTTCGCTGACGTTGCAAGCCATCTCGGGCTATCCGCTGCCGGGAGATGGCGTGCAGGTGGATAACGGTTTTGTCGGCACGCCGCCCGCCGGGGTTCCGATAGTGACCTCGATGGCAGGCCCGTTCCCGGTCGGCTTCTCTCTGTTCCAGAATTCGGTGCTAAACCCCGGACCCGTTCCCTACTATCATTGGGTGCTCACGCCCGCCGACACCGACCCGCCGCTGAACCCGGCTATCGTGCAAGACCCGTACTACAACTCGCAGGGAGCCACCACCGATGGCGGGCAGTTCTTGCAAATGGATGTCGTGTCAGTAACCCAACATTGATGTATCCTTAGATTATGCAGAACGCTTTGATCCAAATCACCAACGGCAACCTAGCTCCCGGTTACTGTTATCCCTCATCCCCGCAGACGTTCCTGAACGACATCGTTGCGCTGTTAATCGCCTACCTGCCCGGCAACTACAGCACGTTCAACCTCGGGCCTACCACGCCCAGCGTGGACGATCAGGACAAGCCGTGGATCAAAACCGATAGCTCTGGCAATCTGGTTGGGCTGTTCACGTTCGGCAGCGGGGCGTGGGTTCGCCCGCATCCGGTTCCTCCCAGCAGCCAGCAGAGGATAATCTGGGCAGGGAGTGATTCCGATCTGTGGAGTTTCGACGGCGGAGATGGCAGCAACCCGATTACCACACCACCGACTTCAACCACCGGCGCCATGTGGGTGCGCGACACAGCGTTTGGTTCCGGTGAGCCCAGCGATCCGAACGCCGGGGCCAACGGCGTGAACGTTTTCAAAGTCCCGATTGGGGCTGGGCTGAATCCAACGGCCTACGACCAAACCTCAGCAAAAAGCATTGCCGTCGGGGATGTTGGCGGCGAGGAGCGGGTGGCGCTAACTCAATCCCAAATGCCGCCCCATACGCACGGGGCCAGGATGGGGTTCCATCCGAGCACAACTGACGAATGCCACGGCTGGGACAACGCTTCCGTAGGCGGATTCGGGGCCGACACGCTGGCTACGCAGGTTCAAGTTGCTGCGGGTGACACTGGGGCAATGAGCGCGGCCAACCAATCGGCGGGATACCCAATCACGATTGCCGGCGGGAATGGGGCAACCCCGGCGGCGGTTGTTTCTCACAACAACCTCCCGAACTATAAGGGTGTAATTTTTGCCAAGCGCACGGCGAGAGTTTTTCTTGTTGGCTGATTTATGCAACGACGCACTTTAGGTTACGCCCTGTCGGCCCCCGCAAGGTTATGCGAGGCTTGGAACATTCCGCCCACCGATAGTCGCGCTGTTGACATCGTAAACCTTGTCTCTGAGCGGTTGCTGCATAAGGGCAAGTATTGGGGCACCTACGGGTGTTACACGGTGGCGCTTTCCTCGAATTTCCTGACACTCCCGCCGGAGATTGACACCATTGAGAAGGTAGCGCAATCCAATGTCCCGCTGCGCGTGCGCGGGTTGTGGTATGAATTCAACGGCAATGGGGCAGGCACGCTCACACCGCCCGCCGGCCAACCGCTGCAATACTACTCGGGCGGCGAGTGCATTTACCGCGGCAACTACCCCGTGATTGCCGACATCACAACGCCGGGTATCCTGACCGTCAAATGCGACGTGGCCGCCGATGTTGGGGCCAAGGTGCTGATTCTCGGGCTGGACACCAACAAGAATTGGATTCGCACACAGGTTGGCGGCGTCTGGCAGGACGGTGAACTCGTAGCCCTCGCGCAAGGGGCGGGCACCAACACTGTGAACCAATTCAGCCAAGTGACAGGCGTCCAACCGCCCGCCGGAATGAGCGGCCAATGGTGGCTCTACATCGGGGGTGTGACCGGCACGTTATTAGGCCAGTACCAGTATTGGGACGCCAGCCCTTCATGGAAGCGGTATCTTCTGCCGTTCCTGCCCGGCCAAACGCCGTCGGTGGAACTCATCGGCAAGAAGGCGTTTCATCCGGTGGCCAACCCGACCGATTACCTTGTCGTTGACAACATCGGAGCCCTGCGGTTGGGCGGACTGGCCTTGATTGCCGAGGAGCAACATCAGTGGGTTGAAGCAAACCTGTTGTGGAATGGCGGCAAGAACAAGGACGGGTCAATGGTCCTGGGCGCTGTTCAGCTTTTGGAAGAACAGCTTCAACACCACACCGGCGACGGCGAAGTCCCGTCGTTTGAAGTCAAGGGGAGCAACATCGGACAGACCGAAATCGTCCCAACTCTCATTTAGGAACTTTATGGCAGACTTTTTCTCACGGCTATTCGGCGAAAAACCATCCGTCCCAAAATGGACATCGCTCGACCTCGGCAAAGAGCAGGGCAAATCCATCGCCAACAATCAGGCGAATCTCCCGGCGGCAGAGGCACTCACCAGCAGCGCCAACCTTTTCAGTGAGCAGCAGATGAATCAAATGCTGTCGGCGGTGGGCATCAACGTGCCGGGAATGGGCGCCGAGGCGGGGGCGAACATTGAGTCCATGCTCAAAGGTGAAATCCCGGCGGACGTGAGCGGGGCGGTGACGCGCAGCGCAGCCGCTAAAGCCTTGGGCGGCGGCTATGCCGGGAGCGGGGCGGCTGGCGACTTGGTTGCCCGCGACCTCGGGCTGACCAGCTTGGAACTGACCCAGCAAGGGCTTTCCTCGTTGGAAGGCTGGATGGGGGCGGTGGATAAAATCTACGCACCGGGGATGATCAACGCAGCGAGCATGTTCATCAGCCCCGCGCAAGAGGCGACGTTTGACACCCAGGAGCGCAACATGTCGTGGGAAGATAAGTGGCTGCAAGCCCAGGTTCACGCGATGCCCGACCCGCGCGTGCAGGGGACGTGGGACATGGCTTCAAGCTTCCTTGGCGGTTTGAGCGGCGGACTACTCAACACCAGCGGCTCCGATGGCGGAGGTGGGGGTGGTGGAGGAATTGGCGGTCTGCTTGGCATGTTGCTATAGGATAATTATGGCATCCGATCCCTTTGAAGTTCAACCCCCGGCGTGGCTGTCCTCTCTGACATCCCGCCGCGTGGATACCTCGACAATCCCGTCAATCCTGGGATTAGCTGGAGCATCGCTCATAAAGGCAGCGACCGGCTCAGGCGGCGGCTCTGCGCCCAACGCCGTCCAAGACGAAGCCGGCCAGCAACCGGAAGATGCCCCCGCTGGCGGCGGGTTCTTTAGCCGATTCTCCAAAGCCTTCAACGAAGGCCGGGCGAACATGGCCGACCCGATGTGGAAGATCAAAGCCACTCAAGCACAGGTTGCGACCCTCAACGGCGTGGCCAATCTCGAATCCACCTGGATGCAGTTGAACGACTCCAAGAACGAAAGCGCGGCGTGGCTGCGAGACATGAACACCCTCAAAGACTGGCGGGACAAACTCAAGGATGACCCCGCAACACCGCCTCCGATTGTTGAGAGCAACCGAGGCCGCCAGATGGTTCAGACAATGGAGACGGCGGTTAGCCGCATGGGTGTCGCCAAGGCCGCCGCTTCGGACTTCAAGTCCCGCGTGGAATACCTTTCCAGCCTGGACCCCGCCGCCGCCGGGCAGTTCCAAGGCTTCATCGGCAAGACCCCGAGCCAGGATGTGCTGGACAAGCTAACGGACGCCACGCAGAAGGCGATTGAGACCGCCCGCAAGCGGCCGAACAATCCTGACATGGTGTGGCAGGAGTCTCAAGGGCGCTATGGCCCGACATTCAAGGAAGTCCAGAACGTCGCCGCCCGCCAGCGCGAGAATCAGGAAACGCGCCAGGACCAATGGTTTGAGCGCGAGGCCAAGCGGTTCACTGACCGCGTGGACCTTGAGAAGCTGAAAAGCGAGTTGAAGTCCGCCGGTTCCGAGGAAGCGTTTATCAGCCGCCATCTGGACGCAGTGAAGCGCGACCTTGAGAAATCCAACGACGCGGAACTGAAAGGCAGCGACGGGCGGGTTGACCCCAAGCTGATAGCCGATGCCGCCGTGAAACTGCTCAAATTCACCTATCAGAAGTATGCGGGCACAGCCAAGCCTGCGTGGTTGAAATCGGATGCCGAGCAGCCGAGCGCACCGCCTGGGACCGCCACGGTGCCAACCACCAGCGGCAAGAAATTCACGATTGAGGGTCTGTAATGCCCCGCTACAAGATCACCGACAACGACACCGGCACGACGCTGGTTGTCAGCGGGGACCAGCCGCCAACCGAGGAGGACGCCGCTGAAATCTTTGCTTCGCCCAAGGTCAGAGAGGCGCAGGCCAAGTTGATGGGCGGGGCCGAGCAGGTTTACGAATCCACCGAACCTTTTCGCTCGATCTCGCGTCTCCAGTACGACCCAGCATCACAGCGGGCGGTTGCGCGGTTGAAGGGCAAGGAGGAGGCTGAACGCGCATCCTCCGGGTTGGCCGGCTTGGAAACCAAGGCGGAACTCAAGGCCCTCAGTTACGGCGAGAATATCGCGCGGGCGTTCGATTTCATTGGCGCCGTCGGCAAGCTCTTGCGCGGGGCTGGCACAACCGCCGAGGAAGCGGTGAAGAAAGCCGAATTCGGCCAGAACCCGCTGGAAGCCATTGCCCATGCGGGCGAGGAAACCTCGACGCCGGGCGCTCAGAATGCTTTCGTCAAGGGCATCGAGGGCATGGCCAAGTCCACGCCGATGATTGCCGGGGCAATGGCCATGCAATCGGCGGGCGTCCCGATGCCGCTGGCGTTTGGCACGCTGAGCACCGCACAGGCGTTGGATGAAGGCGCCGATGTTGGGCAGGCCATCACCGCCGGGGCCATTGGCGCAGCCATCCCAGAATCCGGCGCGATAGCCAAGGCGGGCGCGAGCAAGCTCTTGGTCGAGGCCATTGACCGTGGCATCACATCGGCCAGCCGACCAATCGTGCAGAAGTCCGTCGAGGCATTGGCTTCTCAGGGCGGGATGCAGCTTTTCATGGCGGGCGTGGACCTGCCCAAGTACATCGCCGCCGCACCCGACGAGCGCAAGAAGATGCTGGTGGAGAACGTGACGGCCAACAGCGCGTGGCTGCTGATGGAAGCTCCGGGCTTGCTCTCCAAAGTCCAAAGCCACACTCAGGCCAGCCAAACCGATTTGCAGCGGGCTGCCGAGGCCATGCACCAGATGGTCCGCAACCCCGTGTATCTCGACGAGATCGAGAAGCACATTGACCGCCAAGTTATCGGCCAGATGATGCCCTCGGGCGTGGCCGCCGCCGTTCAACAAACCAAACAGGCCGGGGCGCCCGCGACCGCCGCCGCGTTGGCGGAACAAGCGATTGCACCCAAGCCGCAACCAGAGAAAGGTCCAAATGCCGTACAGCCAGAAAGCCCACAACTTCTTCGCCCTGTGCGCAACGCACCCGGAGAAGGCGCACGGGAAGTGCCCGTCGAAGGCGCAGTCACGAAAGATGATGAAAGAGGGCGTGAAGGGGGCGCGAAAGCACCCGAACCCGAAGCACCCGCGAAACCGGATGTAGCGGCTGTCCCGCCGCTGCGCCCCGCCATCAATGCGCCGGGCGGCTATTACACCGGACGCACGCACTCCGAGGCCATCGGTGAGGCTCGCGGCAAGGGCGAGTCCATCCCTGATGACAACGAGCATCTGCGCGGCTACCTGCTGCCGGATAACACCTTCATCCCCGCCGACAGCGAACAAGCCAAGGCGATCTACGAGAAGGAGACTGGTAAGCCCTTCGACAAGGACCGCCGCCTGCACAGCGAGGATTTGATTTCGAGCAAGCTCTTGCCGGTGGATTACGAGTTGGAGAAGGTGGAGAAGCCTGCTGAGAAGCCTGCACCCACGGCACCCGCCAGCGCCGAACCGGCACCACCCACCGAACCCGAGAAGGCGAAGGGGGCAAAGGGTGCGGAGGCTGCTCCAAAAACCAATATCGTCCAAGCACCTGAACCCGAGTCGTTCAATTCGATTGCTGATATTCTCAAGTTCCGAAAGAAGCGCCTTGAGGAAGAGCGCCAGCTTTACCAAGAGCAAATCGGCATCACCGCAGAGCAGGCCAAGAGGCTTCAAGAGCTTTTGATGCGGGAAGGCGAGACAACTCGCTTTGAAAAAACCCTCAGCCCCAATCAGCGCAAGAGGCTAGAAGCGTTCTTCGATGGGCCATTCAACCAACGCGCCGGACCCTGGAAATCATGGGAGACCGACCGGCGGCTCAATCCAGCGGAAATTGCCGAGGAAACCGATCCCGACCTGCTTGCCTCTGCGCTTGTGTCAGCGGTTGAACGTGGAGTTGAAGAAAAACCGAATAGCGACAGGTTCATTAGCGCGGTCATCGCGGCTCGACGCCTCAAAGAGCTTGGCAAAACCAAGTCGGACATTGCGAAATATCTGGACCGATACACGACGAGGGAGTCCAGTTCGCAGGGCGACAAGGTTGAGTTTTTCAAAAACATCGGCTCAAAGGTCAACGCCTTCCTTGCGCGACAAGGCATTGATTTGCCAGAAGGCGAACTAAGTTCAAAGCCACAACCCGCCCCCCCAACCAAGACCATCGCGCAGCCGTCGGAGGCTCCGACGGCCAAGCCCGCCGTTGAAAGCTCCAGTCCCGCTGCCGCCGCGAAGGCCGCCGAAACGGTTTCCAAGATCGCCGCCAAACAAGGCGCAAAGAAAGCCCGCCAAGCCAAAGAGGGGATTGTTGACGCCCTCGAAGATGAGATTGATTCTGTCATCAAGGAATCTGAAAAGGAAACTCCGTTGGTGGACCGGGGTGATGGTCGTTATGTCGCGGGCACGGCTTACGGCGATATTGTCGAAGAAGATGGCAAATTCAAGGTGACGGTTTCTGGCGGTCCAGGCAGAGGCAAGGCTTGGTACTCGAGCAAGGAGGACAGCCTTGAGGATGCCCGCCGCGTGATTGCCGCCGCTGGTGCTGTTGGGAAAGGCAAAGCTACCATCAGCATCCCCAACGACGGAGAGTTTACGGTTGTTCGGAGCGGTCCTGAGTTGCTTGAATTACGCGACCGGGCGGCGAGGATAAAAACGACTTCGCAATCCACCAAGCCGGTTCCGTCAGGAGGCGAAGGCAAGTTGTCCGAGCAGGCGGATAAAATCGTCAAAGCCTACGGCAGTCCCGAGGCCGCGTATCAAACGGCAGTGCGCCAGAAAAACGCTCTGCAATCCCAGGAACCACCGCGAGATTCCGCTGGCCGGGAGGAATGGAATTCGCAGATACAGGCGGCAGACGCTCTCATCGGCGAGTTGTATCCGAGGACAAAAGCCGGTGTTTTGGAAACGAAGGCCGAGAAAGCAAGGGACTCTGCTGCCACCTACCGAGAGGGCGCACAGAGCTTTCGGGATGCCATTGCCAAGATTGAGAAGGTGAAGCGCAAGACGGCGCGGCACAAACAGGAACTTGCGGACCTGCAATCGCGGCTGGAAGAGAATCAAAAACGGCTGGCCGAATTCGAGAGGAACGCCGAATCTTTCGAGCAACAGGCGGCGAAGGAAAAGGCTGCACTCGAACCAGAATCCGAAGCGATGGATTCTGAATCTTTGGTTCGTGAACTGCACGAAAACCCTGACCCAACTCAAGCCGATTTAGATGCGGTGGTTTCCAAACTGAGCGATGCGGACAAAAAGAAGTACGCGCCAGTCTTGGAAATTGCCAAGCGAAAGATCGAAAAGACGGCTGATCTGGCGGCGAGGAATGTTCGCATGGCGCAACCTGATACTGGGGTTGACTTGCAACATCCTCCCGAGGAATCCATAACGACGGAAGCCCCGCCACCAGAACCCGCCGCTGTCGGCCCCGGCATGGGCGGCGCCATCCCGCAGGAATTTGAGCAATCGCCCCGCACACCGACCAGCATCAAGAACGCGACGGTTGATCAGGAGCGGGCCACGCGCGGCTTGCCGCCAGCCATCCAACCGCTCAAGCGCAGTTTTGGCGAAGTCTGGGACCGGGCGATGGCGATGATTGATCACGACCCCGACACCCAGGACCGGCTGATTGCAGACCTCAAGGCCAAGCCACGAGCCTTGAACGACACCGAGGATGCGCTGTTGCTCCATCGCCAAGTTGACCTCCAAAACGAATACGGCAAGGCCACCCGCGATCTAGCCCTCGCCCATGACGAAGGCCGCACCGAAGCCGCCGAAACGGAGAAAATCCGTGTGGCCAACCTCTCGGACAAACTCCAGGAGCTTTACGACATCGGCAAGCAAGTCGGCACCGAGACCGGGCGCGGCCTGAATGCCCGCAAGATGATGGCCTACGAGGATTTCACGCTGGCCAAGATGATGCTGGACAAGCGGGCGGCGGTTGGCGGCCGTCCTCTAACCGACGGCGAGAACGCGGAGATCGCCCGCCTGCATGGCGAGATCGAGCGGGCGCAAAAGGCTTTCGAGGATTACCGAACTCAATCTGAGAACCGGCTGCGCGAGGAGGCCATGAAGCGGGCGATGGCTGAGTCCGCCAAAGGGTTGGACATTCACCCCAAGGTACTCGAGGCCGCCCGCAAGATTGTCTCCACTCTGGACAAGAAGGCTGATGCCGCGCGTGAACGAATTCGCGCCCGCATGGGCCGCACCACCGCCGGGGTTGACCCCACGGTGTTGCTCGACCTGGCCGAGATTGGTGCCAGCCACCTTGCCCACAAGATCGTGGACGCCGCCGAGTGGGGGGCGAAGATGATTGCCGATGTCGGCGAATGGGTCCGCCCCCACCTGGATGAAGTCCGGGCCAAAGCCGAGGAATTGCTGAACACCGCGACCGCCGGCAAGCCTGAGCCGGTTAAGACCGCCATCCGGGGTATGAGCGTGCCCGAGGCCAAGGAAGCCGTTGGCAAGGCCATCAAAGACAAGATGGACAGGAAGCAGAAGGAGAAGATTCCGTTCATGCTTCAACAGCTTGCCCGCCTGCTCTACGCCAACGGCATCACCGAGCGTGAGGCGATGGTGGATGCCCTGCATGAAGTCATGCAAGGGGCCGACCCAAACATCACCCGCCGGGAAGTCATGGACGCCTTCTCAGGCTACGGCGATTACAAAACGCTGACCAAGGACCAAATCACGGTCGCCCTGCGCGGGATGAAGGGTGAACTCCAACAACTGGCCAAGCTGGAGGACATGGCCAAAGGCGTGCCGCCCGCCAAATCGGGCGTCGAGCGCCGAACCCCCACCGAGGCCGAGCGCCAGCTAATCAAGCGGGTGAACGATGCGAAGTTCCGGTTCCAGGTGCCCGTCCAAGACCCGGAGACTCAACTCAAGTCCGCGTTGGACACGATGAAAACCACGCTGGCCAACCGCATCAAGGATTACGAGCAACGGCTGGCCGACAAGGAATTCGACCCGCGCCCACGCCGGACCCTCGAACTGGACGCCGATGCCATGCGCCTCAAGGCCGCCGCCGAGCGGGTGAAGAAGCGGTTCCGCGAGGCCCTGCTGGCCGACCGGCTCAAGAATCGCACGAATTGGGAGAAGGCGGCAGATATGGCCACCAAATACCGTCGCTTTGGTGTCCTTTCCTCGCCTGTCGTGCTGCCCAAGCTGATTTCGGCGGGCCTGCAACGGCTGGCGACCTTGCCCTTGGAGGATCTGGCCGGCACGGCCTATCGGCGCTTACCCGGCGTAACTGGCGTGGCCGAGAAGGCGCCCCTGGAAGGTGCCGGCCTGAATCTCAAAGCCGAGATGACCGGATACGGCGCGGCGTTCACCAAAGGCATGAAGGACGCCTACGATGTGATCCGCAAAGGCCATACCGACCTAGATGTGCTCTACGGCAAGGCCGCCGAGTCCTACACCGGAGAATACGAATTTGGCAGCCGGATGCTGGCGCTCCCTGGAAGGATTCACGGGATGCTCAAGGCCCCGGTGAAACGCGCGGCGTTCGAGCGGGCCGTCCAAAGGTTGGGCGAGTTCTACGCCAAGCAGGGGTTGGACCCCAACGATGAGTTTGTCAAAACCCGGATTGCCGTCGAAGCCTACAAGGCGGCCAATGCGGCGATCTTCCTGCAAGACAACTTCATCGCCTCCAAGGTGTCGGCCTTTCTCTCGCAGAAGATTGACAAGACCACTGGGCACGCCACCCCAGGCAGCAAGGCGTGGTCAACAGCTGGCCGTGTGGCCCTGCCGATTGTCCGGGTGCCCTTGAACATCGTGGGCGAGACCATGCAATACGTCGGCGGGTTGGCGAGCGCCCCGGTGCGGCTGATGGCCGCCTACTCACGTGGCATCGAGAATCTCAAGCCCGAACAGGCCGACCTCATCATGCGCGAGTTGAAGAAGGGATCGCTGGGCGCAGCCGTCCTCCTGCTGGGCTATTTCAATCCGAATGTGGTTGGCGGCTACTATCAGCCGGGGAAGAAGCGCGAGAAAGGTGACGTGCCCGCCGGATCAATCCGCGTTTATGGCCACGATGTCCCGAGTTGGCTCCTGCACAATCCCTTGCTCGAAACCGCGCAGATTGGGGCGACTGTTCGGCGGGTGTCAGAATCTTATCTCCGCAAGAAGGACACCGAACCGCAGGGGCTCGCTGCGGGCGTGATGGCCGCCGCATGGGGACTGGTCGAACAAGTGCCGTTCATCCGAGAGGAATTGGAGATCGAGAAGCTGCGCAACCCCTATACCCGCGCCCGCTGGTTGCAAGATCAGGCGAAGTCCGTCCTCATCCCCGCCGCCGTCCAGAAGGCCGCCGAGTGGCAGGACCAAGGGACAAAGCGCAAGCCAGAGACCATTGGCCAAACGCTCGAAACCGGAATTCCGTGGTTACGCCAGCAAGTGCCCGCCGCACCCGCCCGTTAATCAGGCGTCAGGTGAAGGCACCTTGGCCGGTGGCAACGCTTGCATCTGTAATCATCCATCGGGTCCACCACGAACTGGTGCTTCTCAATCGGGTAGAGCAAAAACGCGCTGTCATGCAACGGGTGTTGCTGGACGTGTGCGTGTGGAACTTTCGGCAGGACTTTCTTGCGTGGGACGGAACAGACGAGATTCTGAATCATAAAAACAACCGGCTGGCTCGGACCTCAGCCCGACCAGCCGGTGAACCAATATCCCAACTCATTGCGAGGCGCAGAATAATCGAAGCTAACGCAATTTGTCAAGCGTCCAATCGCGTGTTAGGCTGTGCCCGTGAACGCCTCACAGCACCATGATCACGTCCGGCGAGAGCTGGCCGAAATCATCGGGCTACTGAGGCAGCAGAACGACCTGTTATCGAACATCGCAAGCAATATGATCCCCGTCGCCCAACTGAATACCTCGCTCACCAACCTGACAGCCGCTGTCACCGCCGCGACTGCCGCCATCACCAACGCCGCCGCTAACTCCACCCCGGATGCGCAAGTCCTGCAATTCCAGCAGGGCGTGGACGCGCAGACCGCAGCGTTGAATGCTGCCGTCGCGCCGCCAGCCCCGGCTCCGGCACCAGCGCCCCCGGCGTAAGCCTCTTTCGGGACCGCCAGCAGAAATCCTTGACCAGAGAGCCAAGGAAGGCGTATAGCCATAGTTATATGGCATCCTGAAAGCATGAGTGCCCCAAATCAGCCTACCGGCGCGTTAGACACAATCTCGAGTACTGGGTCTGTCCCCGCCACGCGGTTTGCCACGGCGAACGATGTGCAGGAATTCGTGATTCGGCTTACCACCAACGACATTGAGCGCAGCAAGAAAAGAGCAGCCGTCCGCGGCCTGATCGACGGCAACCCGCCCTATCGCCATTCGGCCCTGCGTGCCGCCGGTCGCGCCGAAGCGTGCAATGTCAACTGGGGGACTGGCCGGAGCACCGTCGAATCCGGCGTTGGCGCCTACTACGACCTGGCCCACGAGGCCCCCGGCGTGGTGTCCATCCGCACTGGCCACGGCAAGCCCGAGGAACGCGATGCGTGGTCGCGCATCATGTCCGCCGAAGCCGAGGCGCAGTTCAAAGACCCAACCCTAGATTGGGACTTCGAGCAGCAGCAAAGCCAGAACGAGATGGTGCTGCACGGGCGTGGGCCGTTCATGTTCGAGGACAACGACAACCCGTTCCCACGCTCCCTTCACGACGGCGATCTCAAGGTTCCCGAGCGCACGCCCGCCACCGTCCGCCGCTGGGAGGTTTGTTCGATTGACGTGGATTACTACCCGCCTGAGGTCTATGCCTTCATCCGCGATGAAGAAGCCGCCGTGAGCCGAGGCTGGGATATTGATTACACCCAGCGGGTGATCGCCAACGCGATGGACATTCAGCAGCCATCCACCCGCGCGTGGGACCGGGAATTCTTTCAGGACCAGTACAAGCAGAATTCCCTCAATTTCGTGGACGAGAGCAAGATCGTGCCGCTGGCCCATGTGTTCTGGAAGGAATTCAGCGGGAAGATCACACACGCGATTGTCCAGCGCGACGGCATGGCCAATGCCGAGCCCAAGTACCTGTTCTTCCACTTCGAGCGTTACAACTCCTTCACCGAATGCGTGCATCCGATGTATTTTGACCGCGGCAACGGCGGCTGGCACTACACCGTCACCGGCCTGGGGGTGAAGATGTACGGGGCGATGGTCTATGAGAATCGCCTGTTGTGCAACCTGATGGACAAGGCGTTTGCGCCCAAGATTTTCTTCAAGTTCGGATCGGCGTCATCCTCGGAGAAGTTCACGCTCACCACCTTCGGGGACTGGGGCAAGATTCCGGCGGGGACTGATGTCGTGCAGAATCCGATTGCCGGGCTGATGCAGGACGGGCTGGCGATGTTCCGCACCAGCAGCGAACTCATGCGCTCCAACCTGTCGAATTACCGCCAGACCGCCCGGATGGATATGCCGGGCAATCCGGCGACCGCCAAGGAGGTCATGCTGGAAGCCTCGAAGGAAAGCGCCCTCAACCGCACGGGCATCAACCGCTATTACCAGCAGCTTGATGTCCTGTATTTCGAGATCGTCCGGCGGCTGTGCAACCCGAACTCCACCCATGCCCGCGCCAAAGCCTTTCAGGAGGCGTGCGTGAAGAAAGGTGTCCCCCGCGAGTGCTTTGGTCGCATTGAAGCCGTCAACGCCGTGCGCGTCGTTGGCGAGGGCAATCCATTCCTGCGCCGTGAGGCATTGGAGGCCATGCGCCCCGATGTCGCCAGCCTGCCAGAAGAAGGCAGGAATAACTGGCTGAACGACCGAATCGCCGCCACGGCTGGCGCGGCGTCAGTCGAACGCTACAACCCGTCTAAGCAGGCCAAGAAGATGGCTGACGAGCAGGATTGGATGCTCGCTCAGGCAATCAGCATGATGCGCCAGGGAATGGCCCCGCCGATTACCAGCGAGCAGAACCCGGTGAAGTTTGCGGCGGGCATCCTGCAAGCCGCGACTCAGGCGCTTCAATCGCTACAGCAGGGCGGCAACCCCATGCAGGTGTTGGCGTTCCTGCAACTGGCCGGCCCGGCTGTGCTGGCGCACCTGCGCCGGTTCGCCCAAGACCCGATGCGAAAGCAAATCTTCAAGGTTCTGTTGGCCCAACTCAAAAAGGTTTCGAGCTTCACCGACAAGCTTAGGCAGACCGTGGCCAAAATGCAGAAGCAGCAGCAGGCCCAACAGCAAAAGACGCAGGCGGCGATGAGTGATCAGGCATTGGCGGCGGCGAAAGCGCGTTCGGACATTGCGATCAAGCAGGCCAAGGCCAGGGTCCACTTGCAAACCCAACTTGCGAGGACGCGACAAAATATGGCTCTTGCGGACGCCAGTACCGCGAGCACGATTCGCCGCCAAAACAGAATGCAGGCTTTCCAAAACTAAGCCCTATGCCCGAAGGCCCAGCCGAAGATGACACCGATTCTCAGCCGCAAGTGGAAGAATCACAAGAGGCCGACCCGCCCCAGTGCCCACAACTTGCCGATGTGCTCCGCGCTCCGGTAGAAAGCCTTCCTGAATGAACGTCGTCAAAAAGACCATTCCATACGTCGAGCAAAGGTACACCACTTGCGGCGATTACTGGCTCGAACCGGACGGGACATTGCAGGTTCGTGTCAACAGCCTTGGTAACGAGGACATGGAATTCCTGATCGAGATGCACGAACGCATCGAGGAACACCTGACACGCCGCCGCGGGCTGTCCGAGCCTGAGATTCTGGCCTTTGATCACATGTGGGAAGCTGAGCGGACGGCCGGCAAGCACGCCGACGATGAGGAGCCCGGCCATGATCCGCGCGCGCCTTACAACAAAGAGCACGTCTTTGCCGAGAACATCGAGCGCCTGCTGGCCGCAGCGATGGGAATATCATGGCCCGAATACGACCGCGTGGTTGAAAAATCATGTGAACCCGATCACCCAACAGAATCCAAACCCGGCTAACGACCTGAAAGAAGAATTCGCCCAGCGCCATTACGCCGATGATTACGACCGCTATTTTGTCCATGAATACTCCGACCCTCGCCCTGCCGAGGCGCAAGGCCATTGGTGGCCGACGGAGATTCGTTTGCGCACCTGCCCTTGTTGTGGGGCGAAGGCCAACCCCGTGAGAAGCAGCGTGACCGGCGACGTGACAATCGCGTGCGGGCAATACGGTTGCCGGATGGTCGAGGCTGCTAACGCGACGGATGCGGCTGCTCTTTGGAACAGCCCAAGATTTACCGACGGACCAGCATGAGCGAACTGAGCGACAAGAAGGTTTTGATCGTGGACAGTGGATTGTTCTTCAATCTCGCCCTCCACTTGTCCCAGGCCATCAATCCCGACGGCTTTGGCCGCGTGCTCTACCACACGCCCTTCGATGAGGACCATCAGAGCGTTGAGGAACAATGGGGTGACGGTTTTGCTGATCTTGGAATCCACCGCTGCAACGACTTTTGGTTGAGGATGGCCCGGGGAGACAAGTTCGAGGAAATCTCGCTCTTCGTCTTCCCCGACACCGGCCACATCGGCGCACAGGTTTACCTCGAATCCCTCGGGCACCGGGTTGTTGGCTCCAAGGAAGGCCAGGAACTTGAACTCTATCGCAGCCGCTTCCGCAAACTGCAATCCAAGCTCGGGATGGACGTGCCGGAATACATCACGATCAAAGGCATCTCCCGGCTGACGCAGCACCTTGCTCCGTTGGAGAATAAGTTCTTGAAGATTGACCGCTGGAGAGCGGATTTTGAGACTCGAAAATGGCGGTCATGGGAGCAAGACAACGGGCTGCTCGACAAGCTGGCGGTGAAATTCGGGCCGTTCAAGGAACTCATTGATTTCATGGTCGAGGACGAGATCAAGACCGACATCGAAGATGGCGGGGACTTCCTCATCGTCAACGGCCAAGCGCCATCCCATGCGCTCATCGGAGTCGAAAAAAAGAACCAAGCCTACTGCTCGTTCATCCGTCCGTATGCCGACCTTGACCCGCAAATCACTTCGGTCCTCGAACCGCTCTTGCCGACGCTCGCCAAATACCGCTACAGCAATTTCCTCAGCACCGAGCAGCGCAAGACCAAAACCGAAAACGTCCTTACCGACATCACCACCCGGTTGGGGTTCCCATCCGGCTCCTGCCAGCTACAGGCTTACGGCAATCTTCCGCAACTCCTTTACGCCGCCGGTGCGGGCGAAAGCATTGAAATCGAACCCGCCTGCAAAGTTGTCATCGAATGCCTGATGGACCATGCCGATGGCTTCCGCGATTGGCGCTCCATCCGCGTGGAGGACAAGCTCTGGCCGTGGCTGAACCCTCGCGAGGCCATGCTGGCGGGCGATGTCCTGCATTTCCCGCGCAACCACTTCCACACCGCCTGCATCGGCTCCATCAACGGCGTCGGCAACACCGTGCAGGAGGCCGCCGACCACCTGATGGAAGTCGCGGACATGCTCAAGGGCCAGCCGGTGGAAATCTCGCTGGATGCCGTGCGCGATTTAGTGGCGGAAATCAACGAGGCTGAGGAAACGGGCATCAATTTCACCGATACCGAAGTGCCGGAGCCAGAGGAAGTCCTTGCTGGCAATGGAGAATGATTGACTCCTGGCATTTGGTGCCGTAGTGTTCTTGCGTCGGATTCAAACCCGATGGACACACAGCAACCTTTAAGCATCCGTTGCCGAACGGCGGGGACTTCTTCAGTTCTTGCGTGTTTGAACGCTCGGCGGCGGGTGCTCTTTATTCCCAATGAAAGAGATTCCACTAACGAGAGGCTTGGTCGCCTTAGTTGATGACGAAGATTATGAATGGCTAATCCAATGGAGCTGGTGCGCCAGGCCATCTTGGAACACGTTCTACGCCTGCCGCCGCAAACAACGTGGGCCAGAAAACCCCAGGAGGGTAGGGAACATAGACATGCACCGTGTAATTCTCGGCCTCCAACGAGGAGAGCGGTGTGATCATAAGGATGGCAACGGATTGAACAATCAGCGGAGCAACCTCCGGCGTTGCGATTATGTTCAAAACAACGGGAACATGGCCCTGCACAAAAATAACGCGTCTGGATATAAGGGGGTGCGATTCCGGTCTGGCAAATGGGAGGCTCAGATTTCCAGAGGGGACCGAATGTTCTACCTTGGAAGATTCGTATCTCCTAAAGATGCCGCTCGCGCTTATGACGCAGCGGCATTAGCCTACTTTGGTGAATTTGCCAGAACGAATCAGCAAATGGGATTGATATGAATGACCAAAACGAGAAAGATCGAGCCGTCACCGCGCAAAACCAAGCAAGCATTGACCGACAGGCGGACACACTTGCCAGGAAAACGTTTGGGGCCTGGAATCTTCCGTGGCCGCGCCGCCCCGTCAGCCAGCACGCCGGGGCCAAGCACGGACCAGCCCCCATGTCCCACTCTCACGGCAAGGCACCCCGCCAGCCCGCCCGCAGCGCGAAGTCCCGCACTCAGGCCAGCCGCCGTCGTCCCTTCGGCCAAACCTGGCCGTAAAAAATCTTCAAAAAGCCGTTGACTCAGGCGTTACAATAGCGTAACGCTTGGTCTATGTCAGATAAACCCTGTCCCGCCTGCAAAGGCACTGGCCGCGCGATAGACCGCGTGAGCACCGGGGCGGAACTCAAACAGCTTCGTGAGAAGGCCAACTTCAAGCTGACGGCGGTGGCCAAGGACATGGGGATTTCGCATCCGTCGCTCTCGCTCAAGGAAGCGGGGTTGAGGCCGTGGACGGAGCAGGAAATTGCGGCGTACCGAAAGGCGATTGGATTATGATCGTCGCCTTTGAGCAACGCACCTATCGGGTGAAGTCTTTCAAGGGCAATCCGGTCACCCCGGAACTGATGAAGCAATACGACTTGGACAGGAAGCGGATCGCAGACGCGGTGCGCGATTACTTTCCGGGCGCGATAGACCGCGACCTCACGATGGACGAGCTGATGCGACATCGCGGGTGGATGTTTGATGTTTCGATTGCTGAGCAGAAAGGGGAGCGTCCTTGCTCGTAGTCATCGCCTTTTGTCACAAAGATTTCCACCAAGCCCAAGAGCTTCTACGGTGGATCGTCGAGCTTGACCCAAAGATGCCGCAGCACAAGGCGCTGCTCGTCGCTTCCTCGCAAGTCCCGCAGGAGGAAATTGACGAGGCCACGCGCATTGCCAAGCAGACGTTCGGGCGGGTGACGGCCATCAAGCAGACCCGCGTCGAGGAAGGCGGCTGGCCGAGGGCGTGCAACAAGCTGTTTCGGGTGGCGGCGATTTACGTCAAAGAGAATTATGACGAAGCGTTTTACTGGTGCGAGCCCGATTGCGTGCCACTTTCTCCCGGCTGGCTGACGGCTTTGGAGACCGAGTATTATTGGGCGAAGAAGCCATTCATGGGCGTCATCTATCCGTGGATGAGCGCGACCAAAAAGGAGAACCACCTGACCGGTTGCGCGATCTACCCACCAGACATCGCCAAGTACAACCACTACATTCTAGTCGCCGAGCAGCTTCCGTGGGATTGCACGCGCCCGCACATGACGTTGCGGCACACGCATCCAACCCACCTAATGCACCATGAGCGCGGCAACCGGGTGACGAATGAAACATGGACTTTTCCAAGTCAGGCCGATGTTCGCCGGATTGATAAGCGGGCTGTGATCTTCCATGCCTGTAAAGATGACACCCTGATCACCCGCCTGCGCGAGAAGCGCAACACCGTTTCGTATGCGTTCGACCCCAACTTCCTGCAAGCGGTTCGGGCGATGATGATTAAGCCCGTGCGAGCCCTGCTCCGGCGGGGGTCATCCTACTACCATTCCGGCAACCTCGGGGACATCATCTACGGGCTGTACGCCATCAAGCTGCACGGCGGGGGTGAACTCGTCCTCGGCCCGCAGCAAAACGGGACGATGCCTTGCATGGTGCCCATCACCCGCGAGCAATTCGACATGGCGCTCCCGCTGTTGGAGGCTCAGCGGTATCTGCGCTCGGTGTCATTTACTCCGAAGTATCCCGGCAAGGCCGTCCAGTATGACCTGAATAAGTTCCGCGACCATTGGAACAACTGGACGCTGCGCCAGAACGAGCGCATTCACAACCTCTGCGAGATGCACTGTTACGCCGCGGGCGTGCGCCACCTGATGAAACAGGATGAACCGTGGCTGGAGGCTGGCGAGCCGATTTGGACGGGCAAGATCATCGTTCACCGCAGCTTTCGCTATCAGGCCAAGGACTTCCCGTGGCGCGAGCTGGTGAAGCGATACGGGCGGGAAATGCTTTTCGTCGGGTTGGAAGATGAATACCGGGAGTTTGTTCGGCAATTCGGGAGGGTGTCCTACTATCGGGTTTACGACTTTCTTGAAATGGCGCGGGTGATTGCCGGCGGGAAGGCCGTAGCCGCGAACCAGAGCTTTCCCTGCTCGCTCGCCCTGGCAATGGGCCAGCGGGTGTATCAGGAAAGCTGGCACGGCGGCCGGGACTGCATGTTCGAGCGCGAGACCTTTATGAATCAGGACGACCCGATTGAGCAATTTGAGGAGTGGCTACCATGAACCCCATCGTCATCATCCTCCCGCACAAGGCCGCGCAGGAAACCTTTGACCGGCACCTGCCGTTTTGGGAATGGCACGGCCTGCCTGTCGTGGTTGCCCAATCCTCGGATGCCCCAGTTGAGACCCGGCACCAGCAATTCACCTACGGGCCAAGCTGCCACTCCGGGGCTGATGCCATCAACAAGATTAAGGCGGTCCTGCATTGGTTTGCCAAAAGCGGGCATTCGCACGCGGCGATCTTCGAGTATGACTCGCTGCTGCTGCAAAAGCGCATTGAGTTTCCCAACGGGCTGACGGGGGTGCTCATGCCGAACACCGAACCCTCACGATTCATGGCGCCCCGCTACCCGCTGGTGCCCTGGACGGTGGACCGCGCCAGCGTGTTGCGCCTGCTGGAAATCACCGACCGCTATCCCACGATAATGGAGGAAGGGGCGGGAGACCGCTTCATGGCCGCTATCTGTCAGGTTGCGGGTGTGCCGGTGTTGCCCTTCTCGCCCCCAGGATATGGCGAGGGCACAATTCAGCCATTATTCTCACCCACCGCCGGCTTGTTGCTGGACGCCCTGCAACACGGCGCCCGCGCCATTCACGGCATCAAGGATAAAGCCGCCCTGGACTTCATTGTGCAGGAGTGCCGCTGCCTCGGCATCCCACTTCCTGTATGAGCGTCGAAGTCGTCATCATGCAAAGCACGCGCACGTTCGGTAAATCATTCCCCGGCATGAAATGGGCCATTGAATCGGCGGCTGCGACCGGGCATGGCGTGGCTGTCGTTGACGAGTTTCCCTGCGCCGCCGTTGACGAGTTCCGCAAGCATTACCGGCACACCAGCAACAACGGGTTGCCGTTCGAGCGATGGTGTTTCGAGCAATGGTTCCTGCTGGCTGACTGGATGGAGAAGAACGGCAAAGAGTTGGTGTTCGTCATGGACAGCGACGTTCTGCTGTTCGCCAATCTGTCGCCGGTACTCGAGCAGGTGCGCTCGAAACTGACGCTGGCGACTGCCCGACCGACCGGGGCGCGGTTCATCACCCGCGAGGGTGCCCGCGTGATTGCCGACTATTACATGGAGGTTTTCAAGGCCCGCCGCGAGGTTCAGGCATCGCAAGACCCGCGCATGGTTTCGGATGGCAACGTGATTAACCCGCAGCTTGAGCGGTTGGGCCAGCCGATGCTTGAGGGCTGGTTTCACGAATGGAACATCTGCCACTCGCTTTACCTGATGCTCCCCGGAGCCTCCCAATTCGAGGGCCACCGGGACATCGTGTTTGCCGACGGCATCCCCTACTGGTTTCGCTACGAGCAGCCCGTGAAGATGGCTACCGTCCACTGTTGGGGGAAGGCCAAGCAGAAGATGGAAACGATTTGGAAACAAAGCCGCGAAAGCCTCGGCGGCAAAATGCGGAGGCTGTGCCTTGAACCGCAGCCATAACCATGCTTCATCTCCCCCAAGTCACCCTGATCTCGATTGACACGTTCAAGCCGCAACGCACGGCTGACGTGATGGCCCAAAGCATGAAGTGGGTGAAGTTTGCCGAGGCCAAGCTGCTCACCGACCAGCCGGTGCCCAAGCCGCCGCCGGGGTTGCAGATTGTTCGGCACTCGCACGACGATAAGCATTTCCAGAACATCCCAGGCTCGCACGCGACTACGCTTGGCTACGAGTGGAGCATCCTCACCGAACTGCACAAGCATGTGAGGACGAGCCATCTTCTCCTACAAGAGTGGGACTCGGCGGTGCTGAATCCCGACGCATGGGATGACGGCTGGCTGAAATACTCCTACATCGGTGCCCCCTGGTGCGATCATCACGATTCGGGATGGCCGCCATGCACGGAGGCTAACAATGTCGGGAACGGCGGTTTCTCCCTCAGAAGCCGCAAGTTCTGCGAGTTGGTATCCGATGCCGCGTATGAACATAAGAACGACCCCGGATTGGCCAGCAGCGACCGATGGATATGCCGGAGCATCCGACCTTGGCTCGAACGTGAGGGGATGCGGTTCGCGCCCGAGAGTATTGCCAGACGCTTCTCGGCTGAGAACGTTGTCTATACGGGTCAATTCGGCTTTCACGGCCGGCAGACCGCCGCCCTGAATGGTTGGGGCGCTTGGCTGGCCCATGTCCGCCCATGAAAGCCCTCATCGCAGCCCATCACGGCGGGGAGATATTCAATCTCTGCCAGGTGTTCGACCGCATGGCGATTGTCGGGGACAACCTCGGCGGTTGGTGGGATGAAACGACCCGCCCCAAGCCGGCCAATCTCTCGGTCTTGACGCCCGAGGATGTCGAGGAACGCGATTGGGATGTGGCCATTGCAACCAACGAGCAATCCTTGGAAGCCTTCAAAATCTACCGCCTACCCCTGATCTTCATGGAGTGCGTGATGCGGCCCGCCGTCATCCCCGGCAGAGATTGGCGCCCGCTGGTGGACCGCTATGTGTTTCACTCAGTTGAGGCCCGCCGCCGCTGGCAGATGCCCGACACGCTGGCCCGCGTCATCGAGCACGGCTTTGATGTGGACCTGTGGAGCGGTTGGAATCGCTACTGCGGGGATCGCGCTTTGATGGTCGGCTACAACCTGCCCGCGCGGTTGGAGAAGGGGGCAAAGCTGATTCTGGACATGCCGTCCGACCTGTCGAATCAGATTACCCTCTGCGGGGATGGCAACAATGTGCCCGCCCAGCCTTACCACCGCATTAAGCCGCAATCATTCACTGACCTGCTGAGCATCTACCGCTCGCATCGGGCCTACCTGAACCCCTCGCGGCTGGTGACGATGAGCACCATCGAGGCCATGCTGGTGGGGCTGCCGATTGTCACCTTCCAGTCGGAGAACATGGCCGACCTGTTCATCCACGAATGGAACGCCTACGTCGCAACCTCGGAGCAGGACTGGTTTGCCGGCGTTCGCCGCGTGCTGTCCGACCATGACTTTGGGGCGGGCATAGCCTATTGGGCCAGGCAGGATGCCGTTGCGCGGTTTGGAATCTCCCGCTACGCCCGCGAGTGGAGAAATGCGGTGATGGAGTTGCTGTGAGAATCCCGAAGATATTTCACTGGTGCTGGCTTGGCCTTGGGCCAAGGCTATTCCCGCCGAGGTTCGCCGAGTACATGGTGTCGTGGCTTCGCCATCACAACGGCTGGCAGGTGTATTTCTGGAACGCCGACAATCTGCCCTACCCGCTGATCAACCAAAAACTGTTCGACGCCGCGCCGGAAACCGATGCCAAGTTTTTGCTCCTGCAGTACGAACTTCTTTACATCTACGGCGGGGTTTATCTGCATTGCGATTTCGAGTGTTTCAGGAACATCGAGCAGCACCTTGAGGGCCGGGACATCATGCTCGCCCGTGAGGACGAGCACATCCCCGGCTGGATTGCCGATACAATTCTCGCCGCGGTGCCTCGTCACCCGTTCATCAAGGCCGTCATCGAACACGCGCCCGAGTCGTATGAGACGCACCATCGAGAGACAATGACTCACCGGCTGAGCACGGGCTTTCTCAGCCGCGAATACCAGCGGTTTGAGCCGAAATTCCCGCTCGTCGAGAACCCGAGGGTGTTCTTCCCGTTCTTCCCCTTCCGCGGTGAACCACCGACGCAGCGGTTTCCTGAGACTTGCGCGGCCCATTATTACGAGGGGACATGGCGGGATACGCCCTACGACTACCAAAAGGTGAAGCCATGAAGATTGCTGGACTCATGCCCATTGGCCGCGAGAGCAAGCCGGACTTCGGCAGCCTGAACCAGCTTGTCGCCCTGTGCGATGCCGTCATCGTCCTGGCCGACAACGTGGAATGGTCCAGCGGGTTGCCGGATGAAATTGCTCGGCTGGCTCGCAAGAACGAGGAATGGAACGACTGGACCAACCACCTGACGCTCCTGGCCCGCGCCGCCGCGCACGGCTGCGATTGGGTATTGCTCTTGGACGATGACGAATTGCTCGAACCATCAATCACCCGCGATGGGCTGCATCAGCAAATTGAAGTTGCCGTTCACAAGGGCTGCGACCTTATCAGCTATCGCGTGCGCGAGGTTTGGTCGGCCAACCCGCTTCAATACCGCTCGGACGGCATCTGGGGGCGCAAGCGCAAGGTGGTTGTCCATCGCAACCCGCTCCTGGGCGGATTCGTTCACTGGCAGGGCAACGCCACGGCCAGACTGCACGCCCAATGCCTGCCCCACGGCAAAACGATGGAGACCGAGTGCCAGCTTCTTCACTACGGCATGAGCACGCCCGAACTGCGTCAGGCCCGCGTGGACAAATACAAACAGCTTGACCCCACCAATCACTTCAACCAGATCGGGTATGATTACCTGATAGATGAAACCGGGATGGAACTAACTGTCTTATGAGCACAGAAACCGAATCGGCAAGGGAAAAGCTGGCCCCGTTCTGTACGGGGACAGGCGTGGATTTAGGCTTCGGCGGTGGCCAGCCAATCGTGGACTGGGCGATGACGCTCGACCGAGCACCCGGGCACCCACACCGCCGAATCGAGGACAACGAATGGCCGACCAACCTGATCGGGGACGCCGCCAATCTGGTGTGGTTCAGGAATGAGTCGTTGGATTTCTGCTACAGTTCACACGTACTCGAGGATTTCACCGACACCACCTTGATTCTCCGCGAGTGGCTGAGGGTGCTCAAGATCGGCGGCAAGCTCGTCATGTTCCTGCCCGACCAGAAAGCCTACCTTGAACATTGCCGGGTTTACGGCGGGGAACCCAACCGGGCGCACAAGCATCCCGACTTCTCGCTCGAATTCGTGAAAGCCAAACTCCCGCGCGAGGCCAAAGTCATCTTCGAGCTTTGGCCGTTCCCGGGCAACGCCTACTCGTTTGCGCTGGTCGCGGAGAAGATTGTCCCGCCGCCGGTGAAGCCGGTATGGCCGCCGCAACGAGCAAAGCCCCGAACGATTATCGGCGGGATGGAGGGAACAGAGGGATGAGCGCACGCTTTGTTTTCAACCGAGATGGCTTCAACCGTCTGCCGTCCGAATTCGAGAAACGCCTGCAAGAGAAGGCCCAAGCCATTCAGTCCGCCAAAGGCCATTGGCTGCGCAAGGCGATGTTCCACGCCCTGCCCCCGCATGTGTTCAACCTCGCCGACAGCAAAAAGGTAAAGGACCGCCGCCGGTTGCAGCACTATCTCAGGACCAACAAAATCCGCCTTGAGGAACATCCCAATTTCAGCCGCCTCATGCGGGACGAGCAAATCATTGGGGAGTTCCGCGTCATCACCCAGGAAGGCAAGGTGACGGTTGAGGCTAAGGTATTGCCAGAACCCGATAAGGAGGCTTAAAGTGCGTGAGTTGCTTAGAAAATTAAAAGTGTTGTTCCGCAAGTCCCCGCCACAGCCGGTTGAGATCCGGGTGGAATACCGGGATGCCTGCTCCATGCGCGTGCAGGAATGGCGTAGAATCCCCGACATGGTGAAGAAGGCCCAGCAGGTGTTGGCTGCGCCCGAAACCAAGATGATGCTCGATGCCTTGCGCAACACCCACCAAGGCAACTTCTCGCTCGACAGCTTTCCCGACTTGCAAACCCGCGCTATCCTTCAAGCCCAATGCGAGGGCTACTCCAACGCACTGGCCGATTTCCAGCTTCTTGGCGTGTATGTCGCCGACAAGCCGGAGACCGCCGAGACGTTCGAGCCGATGGAAACCGATTTCCTGCCAGATCCCAAAAATAAACCACGGCCGCAACCAGCCACGTTAGTCCACAAACTACCCTGAGTTATGCCAAAATTCCGAAAGAAACCAGTCGTTATTGAGGCCGTTCAGTTGAACGGAAACCAGATCGACATTATCGCTTGGGCGCATCAAAACATGCCGCCAGAGGGAAACTCGATTGTCACAGAAGCCCCCGGCGGTGCGCTCGCCATCAGAACAATGGAGGGCGAAATGCTGGCCATTCCAAACGATTGGATCATTAGGGGGGTGAAGGGCGAATTCTACCCCTGCAAGCCCGACATTTTCGCCGCAACCTACGAACCCGCTGAGTAATCTTATGTTACACAATCACCTGACCAAAGTATTGGCCCCCGCCGAAGCTCCTGCCGCCGCCCCGCCCGCTGGCGCCGGTAGCACGCGCGACATCATCAGCAGTTGGATGGACCGTAATATCACCCCAGCGGCACCCACCACGCCACCCGCACAGCCAAAGACGCCCCCCGCCGAGCCGCCTCCACCAGCCCCGCCGGCAGAGCCGCCCGCGACACCGCCCACCGCGGCACCCGTCACACCCCCGAAGCCAGCCACACCCCCCACACCTGCCGCCCGGGACTTCGATAAACAGCCACCGCGCAGCGCCAAGGAGTGGGCGGAAGCCAAGGCTGGCATCAAGGCCGAATACGAGCCGAAGCTCGCCGAATATGATGGCAGGGTCAAAACCCTCGAAACCCAGCTTGCCGAAGCCCGCAAAGCCGCCGAGACTGCCGCCGAGGGCACCAGCAAGGCCGAGAAAGCTGCGCTTGAAGCCGCCAACCAGGAGATCGAGCAACTGACGGAGACCATCCGCCGGCTGAATGTCGCCGAGCACCCGAGGTTCAAGGCGTACTTCGACAACAAGGTCAATGCCCAGGTGACGCTAGCCAAGAACATCGTCGGCGCCGACAAGGCTGAACAGGCGGCCAAAGTGCTGGCCCTGCCGGATTCGCCCTACAAATCGCAGCAGATCGAGGAACTGATTGCCGACCTGAGCCCGCTCCAATCCAGCCGGTTCGGCTCCGTCCTGAATTCGCTGGAGGCCATCTCGCAGGAACGCTCTGAAACCCTCGAAAAAGAGGTTGCGGCTGCCAAGGAACGCCAAGCCGCTGAGACAACCACCGCGGAGGGCAAACGCGAGCAGGCCCGCCAGCAGGCCGAAACCGCCTTTGCCGACGCCATCAAGGCCCGTCAGGCGGCCGAAAAGGGCGATCCGATGTTCCAGCTTCGCCCCGACACCGAGGAAGGCGCCGCTGAGTGGAACAAGGCTGTGCCGGAGCGGATCGCGCTGGCCAAGCGGTATTTCACCGGCGAGGGGATGAAGCCGCAAGACTTGATGTCCGCCTGTTTCCAGGCGGCTGCCTACCCGGTGGCGCTCGAACAGGGGTTGCGACTGCTCAAAGAGAATCAGACGCTCAAGGAACAGGTGGCCCGCCTGACCGCCGCCAACCCGGGATTGCCCGCCGGTGGCGGCCGGGAAGGTGGCGGGTCTGGCAAACCACCACCCGTCAAACCCGGGACACCCCCCAGCCAGGTTCGGGATGGCTTTATCCACCGGCTTACCTCTCCGGCCTCCTGACCGCCTGCCCGCAGCGCCCGCTGGGGTTTCGGTTCCCCAGCGGGCGTTTTCGTTTGTGAATCACCTTTTCACTCAGATCGCCTTAGTCGTTGCTGCCTCTTTGGTGGACCTCTGGGGCACCCTCGTTGCTTCGCCAGACTTGCGCTTGGAATCCAACCGCCTGATGAAAATGTGGGGCTGGCCCGGGATGCTCGCAATTAACGCTGTGGCGGTGGTGATTATGGCCTCCACTTGGGACTTGGCTGTGGGGTTCGCCCCCATCAAGTGCCTGTTTGGCATCGGCAACCTCATCATCGCCATATCCCTCAGAAGGCCGCTCGCAAAAGCCTCAATGGTGGTGGCGACCATCGTGTTTTCCGCTGTCATTTGGGTGCCGCTACACATCAACGCCACACCAGAAACAGCGGTTTTCCTCTGCGCTTCGGTTGCGGCGTTCGGCTTGTTCTGGGTGCCACTTACTCCCCGCAAAAAATAGATTAAGTTTTCTGTTGACTTGCCTCTTGCTCGGGTTTTAGGTTTTTCACTGTTCGGGACCAGAACAGACATCAATGGTCTAAGCGTCAATAAACGCCGATAGTTCGGACGCACGGCAGCGGCAGCCCGGCCGACTTCAAACAGGGAGTTCCAATAACGCACTCGGTATGCCCTTGCGCCTATGTGGGCCAAGGCGAATCCGAACAACAACACAGCACGCTGATTTAGTTATGCACATTTTGATACTTCTCCTAGCTGCGCTTGGAATGTCCTTCATTGTCAAGCAAGCTTGCAGCACACCTTTTGACGATTTGCGGGCCAAGGTGGAAGACCTTGGCGAAACCCTTTACACCATCGGCTCCTGGATGGACCCGTGGCTGAACATCGTCCCGAAGGAGACCTATCCCGAGGGCGCCGGCTACGGCCGGTCGGTGTTCACCATCGAACGTTCCGAGGCTGATGTGGACGAGGAGCCCTGGAACTACATCGCGCCGATCTCCGGCGGCAACCCCAACGGCGCCCTGGACGCCTCGACGGACTTCCAATCCGTCAACGTCGGCCACAAGGAAAACACCTACAAGCCGGAGCGGTTCCCGCTCGTCGGCCCCCTCGTCGGCCAGGACGACCTCGTGATGTACTGGCACTCGAAGGACTTCTGGATGAAGTATTTCAAGGCGATGGAGATGCGCTCCATCCGCTCGGTCTCCAATCGCGTGGCTAACTGGTACATGCGCTTCGTCCCCAAGATGGCCTGCAATTCTGCCATGAACTGGGGTCAGCCCAACCTGAACGTCTATGGCCCGAACAGCACCAACCCGACCGGCCCCGACCTGTCGGCCTTGGGCGCGGCCAACACTCCAACCTCGCAACTCACCCAGGAAATGCTCGATTCCGGCGCCTCGGCATTGATTCAGGAAGGCGCTTACGACCCAAACACCCAGGGGTGGCTGACTCTCGGACCCGACGGCCCGATCTTCCCGCTGCTCATCGGGTTGGAAACCAGCCGCGACATCCTGCTCAATAACAGCGAGTTTCGCAGCGACTTGAACCAGTCCTTCCAGGGCTGGGGCGACACCAACCCCGTCATTCAGCGCATGGGCGCTAGCCGGGTGATCAAGAACTTCCGGCACATCATCACGCCCTTCCCGCCCCGCTGGGCTCTGACCAAGAACGGCGATACTGTTAACGTTGCCAAGGACAGCGCGGGCAACGTGCTGATCTCGGTCGCCGTCACCATCGCCGGCGCTCTGGCCACTCTCGCCTGGACCAACAACGTTTCCAGCGCGACGTGGACCACCTACCAGGTCGCCTACGGCGGCAATACCTACGTCCGCATCCCGGTGTGGGCCAATAGCAACAACAGCAACGACGTGACCAAGGGGCTGGCCGCCATCATCAATCCATCCTGGGTTGACCCGACCATCGCCACCTACGAGGCCGCGATCTCGCTCCATCCGTGGGTTTGCACCGAGGAAGTGCTCAAGCCCATCAACGCCGCTCCCGGCATGAAGTGGCACCCGCAGAATTATTTCGGCGAGTGGGACTTCATCACCGGCAACGATGCCCTCTTGGGATTTGCCTCCTGCGCGGGTGTGGCTGATCCGACGCACAAGCTTGGCCGCCATTTCGCGTTCTACCGCCATGCGGTCCGTCCGATTTTCCCGCAATTCGGCAGAATGTGGCTTTTTGTGAGATGCAGTAGTTCAGCGGACACGATAACCTGCTCGTGACGGTTTAGCCCGCCTTATATTTGATACTCTGGTTCGGGTCCGACCCCCGCTCCAGAGTGCCGGCGGCGATGAATCACAATAGTCAACCTATAATGCCATTATGAACGGCGACACCGACACCCAACTCGCTCCCGATCCCGAGACTGTCCAGCCGCCCGGCCACGATGAAGCCGAGGCTGCCGCAGCGCAGAAGGCCGATGAGGAAGCCAAGCGGCCAGAGCCAGTAGATTTCGTTCCGCCCAAGGGGTTTCAGCCCCCCGAAGGCGCGGAGAAGCCCGGTGACGAGTTCGACATGGTTTGCTCGTTTCGGATTGGCGAGGATGGCAAGCTTTGCCTGACCAAGCTCGGGGAAGCCGAGATGCCGGGCTACGAGGAGAAAGGCGAGGATGGCGAGGATGGCAAAGGCAAGAAGTCCCCGCCGCCGTCCTATGACGGCATGATCGGCGGGCTGATGGGGGCGAGGGCCTGATTATGAATCTTGCACAACCATCGAAAGACATGGCAGTTGGGCAACCGGCCATGCCGGAAGGCCCGATGTATCCCAGCCTGAACCTTTATGACGATGTGGCTTTGCAATTCCTCGACGAGTGCGGGGCCAAAATCGGGGACACCGTTACGGCCCATATTGAGTTTAAGCTCGTCGGCATCAGCGCGAATGAATCGCCCGAGAGAAAGGGGGCGTCTGTGAGCCTTGATGCTGTTTCGCTGAATGATTGCGAAGTGGCCAGCGAGAAGAAAGAACACGATCACGGCAACTATGACGGGCTGATTGGCCAACTCATGGCGAGCCGCGGGAAAGGATAAACACTATGGTATTCCGACGCACAAAAAGATCGCGCAGCACGTTCCGCCGGTTGCCCTTCGGGGCATCCTATTGGCCTTCGAGCAACCTGACGGGTGCTCCGGTGATGAAGATCAGCCGGACCACCACGGCGGGCGCCCTGGCCAGCAACACCATCACCGGCACCACCGTTTCGGACATTACGATTGCGGTGACGCGCACTCCACTGCCCCTGGCGCGGCCCAACACGCGATAACCCGTTTTTACAGGGTTGGCCGGGAGTATTTGATCGGGGTTGGGTTTGACTCCCGGCCGCCCGCTTTGAATACTTATGCCAGTCCAAGTAGCGCCGTCTTTGGGCGACACCCGCCGGATGCGTTGGCTCAAGATGCTGACGCAGGTCCAGGCGTGGCCGGGGTCTAACCCCGCCAACAACCCCAAGCAGAACGACACCACGCGGCGGATCATGGTGAAGCTCTTGACGGCGCTGAATGCGCTTTCCAACTCCACCACCATCTCGCTGACTGGCGCGGGGACGACCGGTGTGAATCAGCACTACACATTTCAGGACGCCAACACTTGGACGGGGACTGGCTACACCATTATTTACATCGCTGGAGACGGCCTGTGGGAAATCTACGATGCCTTCGCAGTCGTGTATTACGCCTGCACGCCCGCAAATTTCCCGGTTGGCCCGTGGACAAAACAATCCGGTGCGAATCCGGTCCCGACCGGAGCTTACATTTAAGAAAGGACGATTATGGCATTTAAATTCGGTTCAGGCACGACGCCGACGCTTTACGACACCCCGCGCGTGTTGGAGGCGAAGATCCTCATGCGGCTCAACCAGCTTTCGAGCGCCGGGGGCGGGTTCGGGATGCAGGGCAACTATGGAGGGGCGGCGCCCGGCACTACTCCGGGCGGCGCGACCTTCGCGGTTGACCTGGACACCGGCAAGGTCTGGTACTACACCAACTCCGAGTGGGTGTTCTCTGGAACGACTCTCAGCCTATGAAAAAACTACTCTGCACGCTTCTGGCCTCAGCTTCGCTCTGCGCCTTTGGCGCTGGCCTTCCCACCTTCACCGGCACCTTCGCCGGCAACGCATTGAGCCTGACGAATCTCAATGCCGGGGCGCTGATGGCATCAGTGGCGGACACGAACCTCTTGTTCGTATCGGGCCTAACGGCTTCCTGGATTCCAGCAATCGGCGAATCGGGCGCGGCCCCCTTTGACGCGACGGCGGGAAATGGAACCTATTATTGGAGCCAAACGCAGCACACCTACACCAACGGTAGCTGGGGGTGGGTCCCGGCAAGTGTGAGTTGTTACGGCGTGGCGCTGCTGACCAATGGGACCTACCATGACCAAGGGAACTGCGACTATGTGGCCGCCAACAGCACTGGCGACACCTCCTTTTTTGGTCAGTTTATAGGAGTCGTCCAGAACGCCAATTCCGACGACAGCCCGACGGCCCTCTCCGCAGTGATTACAAAGGGCGTAAACCTGGTGTCGGTTTCAAACGCAACGACGGTGCATATCGGGGCCTCGGTGCCAGTGGAATTGAATGGCAACCTGGCGGGGATGATCAACGGTGAGCCGACCACGAGTTTTTCGGGGACAAACATTTTGGTGGGCAGCCTGCCGGTGTCACGGCTGGTCAAGTTTGGAATCACGGAGACGAATTTCGACAATAACACGTTGCTAAACTATGAGTCGGGGAACTTTGCGGCTTACGCGGGCCTAAACCGGTTTGGGACATCGAACACGTTTTACGCCCTCAAGAATCACAAAGTGGTGACGATGTTACTGGATGGAGGAGGATTACTTTCGCCGAATAGCTCCCAAGGACTGCTCGACCAGGTCTATTTCAATTTAACGAACTTCCTGCCGGTGGCCGGATATATAACCGCTGCGGCGGCGTATCCAAGCGTATCGGTTTGTCCAATCTCCTATGTCGGGACTGGGAGTTATGGCAACGGTGGGGCGTCGCCTAGCGGGGTTGATGCGAACTGGTTTGGCCAATACGTCAAACTTACGAACTCGGGTTCAACCGCGACCTTCTCTCTCAACAACGGCTTTGCGGCCAACGTCTTTGAGGTGGACTACCTCACGACGGCGGCTTCCGGCAAGTTCGCTATTGGAACCAATAACGGGTCCGGGTTGTCGTGGATGATTACCAACAACGCCTTTGGCGCGAGCCACGCGGGGGCGCTGTTCAGGTGGACAAACACTACGCCATCACCCATGAGCATCATGGTGTCAAACGAGCAAAGTGGGACGATTTTTCTGGTGGGGCTGGTCTGGATCAACAACACGATAACCAACGGGGTGGTGGTAGGGCTACAGTCTGCCCAAGGGCAGGGGATTACGGCGTTAAATCAGCCGGGGACAGCGGTGAAAGCGCCGATCTACGCGTCTTGGAACCCGACGCTGATACTGTTCAATGAGATTACGACGGTGGGGGACTATGTGCCCGGGCTACAAATTCTGGGCGACTTTTACCGGACGAACACACCCAACGCGGATGTGGTGCTGTGTGGGACGTACGCCATGCCATTACCCCCCAACGACACTGGCCTGATTTGCGATGAAGTGAACAACCTCGCAGACATCGGGATAATGCGAGCTGTTGCCTATACCAATTCCAACTTCGTGTTTTTTGACGGGCACACGCCCATGCCAGACAACGCGCAGTTTGCCTCCAGGGGGTTATTGGGCGGCGCTTTCTCTCCACACGCCAGCGCGGCTGGCTACCAATTTTACGGCAACTTGGTTTGGCGCTTCCTTGCGCTTCAAGAGAGGCATTAAATGACGCGGCTCCACGCCATCTTGCTCTGCCTATTCACCGTCTCGGCCGTGGCGCAGACAAACCACATCACAAGCTTGCGTCAGGTGCAGGCTATCGGCGCGGCAAAGCGGGCTGGTCCGCACGCCTACGCCATGACGATGCAGGCGATGGGGCTAGTGCCGCCACCGCCAAAGACCAATCCTCCGGTCTTGCTGGCGTGGACACCCTCAACGGACCCGCTGGCCACGAGCAATCGAATCTATGCGGTGAGCGGCGGCAAGACCAACGTCACAGCTACGTCGCACACCAACGAAGCCGCACTCGTCATCACCAACCGAACGAGCCTGACCGTGACCGCCGTTGACACTGTGAGCAAGCGCGAGAGCCTGCCGTCGAATACGATTCACTATCCCGGCACGCCCGTTCTTCAATTCAGCAGCAAGACGGGGACAAACATCGAGTTCATATCGGCGCTCGCCAACAAACTCCACTGGGGCGTCACAAATTCCACCGTCACCATCAGCAACCCGCCGCTCGCGGGCCTCGGTCAATTCTACCGCGCCATCGGGGGGATGAACCCGCCGAAGCGGTGGATAGACTACAACGGCCCATGAATCCAATAGATCACACCCCCCACCGCAGCGACGTGTCACTGGCATGGGCTGGGTCGAGTCTCAGAGTTGAGCACTCCAAAGAGGAAGCGGAAGCCATTTTGGAGGACGGCAAGCGGCGGGCCTTGGCGCAGCTAATTATGGAGAACGCTGTCGAGAAGATTCAAAATCTCGGACTGGTTGTGAGAATCAGGCATAGTTCGTGCACCTACACGCTGCTACACCTGTCTGACCTGTCCTACGGCAAGCCGTCGCGGCGATACATGAGCATGGCTTAGATACTTTATGAACGAACCACACGAACACCAGAACAACAAGAACGCCGTCGAAATATCGCGTGATAATTCGGAGAAGCTGAACGAGATCATCCGATTGCTGAACGGTGGTGGTCCTGATGTTCCCGGCCTGATCCAGCGTGTGGCTGTCATTGAGCGCGTGCTGTTCGGCAAGGAGAACTCTGGCGGGCTTGTTGCCACCGTCGCCCAAATGGCTCGCTGGCGGGCATGGCTGCTCAGCACGCTATCTGCCGGTGTCGGCGGTGTGTTAGTTGCTCTGGCGGAATACATTTTGCACCCACACAAGCCATGAACCTCCTTCAATTCGCCCTCCAAAATAAACACACGTCGGGCTCCGCGCTGGTGTTCGGCGTCATCAAATGCGGCAAGCACGTCGCCAAGGCATGGGCGCCGGCGCACTACGGCCCGCAGATTGACCTAACTGCTGATGCGCTCGAAAGCTTAGCCTTGCTCTACATGGGCATCTCAGCGGGTGACGCCCTGCAATCGCTCAGCCGCAAGGAGGGCATGACCAAGGACGAAGGCACGGCCCTGCTCACGAAACAGCCTGCGCCCGCGCCGGAGCCAGCGTCAAAGCTGTGATATGCACAGCCAAAAGGAACTTCTCGATATGACGCTTAAGGATGTTCTCGCTCCGCAGACCGCCGATCTCCGCGTTCCGAAGAAAAAGACTAGCCCCTCAATTAAATATTCGCTGCGGTTGATACGAAAACGCAATGGCCGATTGGAGTGGAGGGATTGATGAAGGCGACTCTTGTCCAAGGCATCCTCGCAGGCGGCAAGAACGCCGACGGCTCAGACTGGACTGGCGGCGAGGAGGTTTTTCGCAAGGACCTCGCGCCCGGTTCGTTCGACTTCGCCGAGGGCACCGACGGCCAGATCGCCAGCATTCAGTTCGTCTGCCCGTGTGGCTGTGGAAGCGTGGGATCGTTGCCGGTTCGGCGTGGGTTCAGTAGCAGTATATGGCATTGGGACGGAAACAAAGAGGCCCCGACGCTGACGCCGAGCGTGCTCAGGACGAGCGGCTGCAAGTGGCACGGCTACCTGACCAAAGGGGAATGGAAACAAGCATGATCACCCGCAAAGAAGTCATCTGCATCATCGCCGGGTTGGCCATCATCTTCGGCGCTGTCCTGCTCGCGCTGCTTTTTAGCGGGTGTGTTCACTGGCCGGGCGTTGACACCCACGAATACGATTCGTCTGGACAATTCCAGCCCTATCACGAATACTCGTCACCGATCACAAACAACAACCAATGAAAGGAAGAATGAAAAAACTGTTCGTAATCGTATCCTTAGCCGCACTGTGCGCTCTGCCAGCGAAGGCCCAACTGTTCGGCACCAACGCTGTTCCTGTCTCGTCCGGGGGCGTCATCGGTGACGTTCTTGGCTACTTCACCAGCTTCAACACCAACCTCGACGATTGCTTCGGGGCCAAAGACTTCACCGTCTGGACCGGGGCGTCCTCAATCCAAGGTGGCGTCAACCCGCTGGTGAACGACATTGGTTTGAGCTACGACCTCTGGCGGCCAACGCCCGCGGCGGGCAGCGCGACCAGCACGGCCATCAGCCTGGAATCCATCACGCGCAATTCCGGCGTGGCGGGTCTGCTGGTGAGCGAGCAGGGCGGCGCGGGGTTCTCCATCATCCTCCATGACGTTCGGGCGACGGCATTCCTGCACGGCGGGTATGCCTTTGCGGGCAGCGCGTCCAAGAGCGACCGATTCTTTGGTGAGGCTGGCGTGCGTGTGTTCAAGGCCCTCGGCCACAACTTCTTTGCCGGCGTCGGGTTGGCGGCAAGGTTTCCCTCCTCGGCTCAGGTGCTCTCGGCTGAGGGTGGGGTGACGTTCTGAGCGGCTACCAACACGCTCGGGGCGGCGCATCTTCCCCCCCTGCCGGTGCGCCGCCTTCTATTGTCAATTAGTAGCAGATTAGTAGATGAAATTCCACTCCCTGCAATCCCTCGGGCCAACGTGGCTTGGGAACTACGGGCCGGGCTACATCCTGGCTTTCGCTGAGGATGCGAGCTTCGTCTCCGAGGCCATCGGCTGGCTTTCGCGCAACGGAGAGCCGTTGGAGTTCACGCACATCGGCGTCTGCACGGGCAAAGACACCCTCGTTGAGGCCGTGATGAAGGGTGTCGTGGAATCCTGCCTGACGGATTATCTGTGCGATTCGCGGCAGGTGTTCGCGCTTCGGTTCGTGGACTGGACACCGCGCCGGGGGCAGATGGTGGCCGACAACGCCCGAAAACTGATTGGCCTGCCTTATGGCGAGGGCTTGATCCTCACCGATGCCCTGGCCGGCTCACTCGCGGGCCGCGCCGTCAATGGATTCTTCAACTGGCTGGCGACTGAGACTAAAGGCAAGTGGCTGGCGGACCTGCCCAACCGGGCGGTGTCGAAACTCGCGGATTGGAATGACCTCGCCCCGGTGTGTTCGGTGGTGGGTGCGCTCTCGCTTCACCCGCAGGGGAAGAAGATTCTCGACCGTGGGCTGGTGGACGTGGTTGGGCCGATGGATGGGTTAACCCCTGCCCGCATCGTCACGCCGAACTCGCTGGCTTACAACGCAACGGTATTTCCGTATCAGGTTTAGCCCCCGACGACGCGGGCGAATCCCAGGAGTAATTGCCGCGCAAGGACGGCACGGCTTGCAGGGCGTGTTTTAGAGCGTTGGCGGTTACTTTGCACAGATCGGATTTTCGATAGTCCCCGGAGGAATCTTTGACGAGGTTCCAATCGTGGTTTCGTCGCAGGGCTCGGCACAGGGATTCAACCGCTTGCAAAAGTTGTGGTGTGTTGTCCGTCATTTCTTCCCCCTCGGCCTGTGCCTCAAGCAGTCCTTGCAGGTGACACGGGACCAGCGGCCAGACATGGATGGGTCCAAAAGGTATGCTTTCCCGCGTGCAGTCTCGCACTTCGTCAAAGGAAAGAGAAGGCGCGCGGTGTCGCGCTTATGCACCTTGGCCTTCATCGCCAGTCCTTTTTTCCAGCGCATATTGGGCAACCCTTGGTTGCGTGAGACCAGCCGTGTTTCATGCAGTATCTCGGAGCGTCTCCGCCCTTACACTTTGGGCACGGAGAACCCATGCAGTCCCAACCGTGCCTCTCACAAGTAAACCACCTTTGACTACCGTGCCATTGCGCACGCACATTCGATTTCATCGCCCGTCCTCCCAAAGTCCCAATGTGCGAAGCAAGGCTTCGGCCTGTTGTTCGGCGGTGGCGGTTAACATATCGAAGTCGTCAATGTAAGCCGCTGTCATTGAGTCGCGCTTCAAGACATCCACTAACTGTTCACAGAACTCACTTCGCTGATCTCCGGTCAATTTCCTGACCGCTTCTCTCAACGCGTCCAAGCTATTGCCGTAGTTGGGCACATTACGAAACTCACGAATGTCGTCTGCTTTGTTAACCCAGCGGGCGTATGGACTATTCTTTGCTTGTGGCTTAGGCTCACAACATTTCCACCCACACGACTCCGCGATGGCTATTCGTTGTGCTTCCGGAGTCATGGCTTGTCTCCTTTCGACTCAGAAACCACCATTTGCAAATAAGGGGAGTCTGGATAATACGGGATGCACAGGTTTGGCGTGGTGTCCTCTTTAAGAGGCTCTCGTCCAGTTCCGCCGCATACTTTACACTCAGCGCCTTTTGGTACCCCACATTGGCATGGGGTTCCAGCAAACATCTCTCCACTTTTGGTGGCGTAAAGCCCGCCGCATCGCTCGCACGTTTTAATCATGGCTTGACCCCCAAGACTGCCCGGAGGCGGTCAATGCACTTACACAGCGCATCGTATTGAGCCTTGTTCCCGGCTCGCGGCTCGTCTTTCTTCCAGTCCCACGCGCCTTTTAACTCGCCCAGAAATTCGAGTGGTTCTGAAAGCAACTCGGCGAGGGCTTGCTTGTTTGGCCGATAGCCAGGTCCGCCAGACGTTGCAAGAGCCGCCTCTGCCTCCACAGCCCTCGCCTTGGCCGCGTCACGCTCTTGTGTAAACCTAGCCGCTTTTTGCACCCAATGTTCACATTCATCGGCGGCTCGGTCGCGCTCGGCTGTGATAGCGGCGATCTGCTCCGTCTGTTTTCTGATTAAAGCGAGGCTGGCTTCGTAATCTTCGTTGGCGGCGGCGAGTTGGTCTGCCAAGCAAAACAGGTGACAACTCCATGATAGCTTGCGCTCACCGAAAACGTTTCTGGCGGCAATTTCATCCGTGAAAAGCTCAGCTTTGTGATCGGGGTCTTCGTATAGAATGGCCCAACTCACCATGTGTTGCCCAGACGGAGCCTTGCTGTTTAGCTTCTCCTTCCGCACCCAGGCGGCGGGGTTGGGGGTGGAGAGGGCTTCTTTCGCTTTAAGGATTTCACTGACCCGCACTAAAAGGCTAACGGTTGCGTTGTGTGGAGGGGTGCATGCTGATTTGTCGAACACGGTAGCTAAGGGTATCAGGGCTTCCCTCATCGTCGCATTAGCCTGCTCCAACGCCGCTACTTTGTCTTGTAGCGCAGACCACTCGGCGGGCGACTTGTAGCCGAGGCCGCAGCCCTTAGAACGTGAGTGGTTTATGTCGAACTTTGGGAAATTAACGCTATACCCAAATAGGGATTCAAGGTGGTCTATAATATGATCCTTTTCCGCGCACGCCCTATTCGCCGCTTCGAGAGCGGCTTTGGTTTGCTCCAACTCCTGCCGCTGCTTGTCAATCACTTCGAGCGCCCCATCGTACTGGAGGTCGGATTCGGTCTTGGGGCTGATTTTTGGTCTGTCGTTCATGGTCATAGATATTCAAATTCAATTCGTGTGATTTCGGTTTCGGGTGTGCAACCGTTGTGCTTACAGAACATTTCCACGAATGCGCTTGGGCAATGACATGGATGTGGGTCTGAAAACCCCTCTCGCTCAGTTTCTCTGAAACCATAATCCAGGTTTTTACTGATTAGATTCAACGCCTCGCGCCGCGCCGATTTAACCCGTATCTGGCCGAGGTGAACGGGGTGCTCGCCCTTCTTTAAGCCTTGGCCTTTCTCAATGCCGTTAAGGATTTGCCCCAGCTTGACCTTTCGCCAACCGAGACGGCGGGTAACGTCTTTGGTGCGGCTTCGGAATTGGGGCGTTGTGAGAGCAAAGGAGATGTTCATGGCAACACCAACTGTTCCTGCCACAGCCCATTCACTTTCCAGACCAGCCACACAGCGATCTCGGGATAGGCCGCAGCCATCATCTTCACTTTTGCAATCGCGTCATCCGTCGCCCAGTCGCCTTTGACCTCCCAGACGGTTTCTCTTGGCGGGAACGGTTGCTCGCCATATTTCTGCGCCGCAATCGCCGGGTCATACGGCCAGATTGAGGCGGAAAAATCCGGCGTGTAGGTCAACCCATTGGCAAGCCGATAGCGTTTGGCTTGAACTCGGACGGGCGGGTAGTTGGGATATTGGTCCTTGATGCGGGCGTAGAACTCGGCTTCCAAATCGTTCATTAGCGGCTTTGGCGATTGCTGGATGCGCTTCTTTGGTGTGGCATTGGCCGGCAGCGCCATCTTCACTGGCGGTGGATAAAGATGCGGGTTGCGCCGTCGCGTGGACTCGGAAACGGTTGAGGGTAGGCCGCTCATGGATGAACCAACTTCTGCACGATGGGATTCAGATCGCGGACAAATTGCGCGGCCAGCGTGCGCTCGGACGGCCCGTGGTCAAATTCACCCGCCGCCACATCCTGATATTTGTCGCGCACATCGCGGACGGCCTTGGCAAAAAAGCTGCGATCATCCAAAGTAAATTGCGGGCGTAGTTCCTTGATGGCCCGTTTAACCTCGGCCAATTCCAGTTCGACCTTCCCCAGCCGAACAACCAAAGTGTGTCGCTGTCTGCCCAACAGCTTGAATTTCATCTCGGGCTGGCGGACAGCAAGTGTGGCGTTCAGCGCCTCCAATTCGCGTTGCACCTGCTGTTTCGCGGCAGTCAGGTCGTCGCGCTTCTTCTCAAGCTCTTGGAGCGTGGCGTCGCTCATTAAACCTCTCCCGTTTTGATTCTGGCCTGTAGGCGATTGCCGAACTCGTTTTCCAGCACGGCGACTTTCAACTCCCCGGAGAATCGGAATGGTTGGAAGGCAACGCAGAAGTGGCGCGGGTCGTCTCCAGCCAGAATCTCACCAATCTTTTCCTCCACCAACCTCTTTTGCTTTGGTGTCAGTTCCAGAATGAATTTTCCTTTAACGTGTGGTGTGCTTTCGGTTTCCCAGCTCATAAATCAAATCGAATGTTGTTCACCGCACAAAGGCGCTCAACGGCGGTGCTCTCTGTTTGGCCTTCGATCAGCAAATTCATTTCATCCAGCAGTCGGGAATAGCCAGCGATGATTTCAACCGGATGGTCCGTGGCCTTCACTCCATAGCCGGCAAGAACCTCAATCGCTTTGGTCAGCCACAACGCTTCCCAGGGCATTTCCTTGCGCTTCATGTGCGGGCTGTGATAAGTCCAAATGCCGTGCTTGGCCTTGAACGCTTCCATGCGCTCTTTTGCGGTGGGGCGGTCCTTTGGAACGTCGAACAGGTTTGGGGTTTTGGTCCTCATTCCGATTCCTCAACCGTCTTGGTGGTGTCCATTCGCACGAGCCGGAACTTTGTGCGCTTCATTTCTGTCTTTGCGCGAAGAACGCGGATCATAAACCAAACAGCGTCATCCCGCTTCTTGAAATTGTCTCCGATGTGCCACCAGTGCCCTTCGTCATCATCGTGCGCATGGGCCTCGATGTGCCACTCTCGGCTTACAAGCTCAGAACCTACTTTCGATTTCATTCCTCCCTCTTCGTTTCGTGTTTAACAGGCCCGCGCAGGCCGCAAGCCGAACACACGGCCAGCGTCTCATCATGCGACACCCCGCCCGGGCGCAGTTCGTAAACGCGTTGGGGGCGGCCGAGGATTGGCGCTTGGCAGCATTCCGAGCGGCAGTCGTCGAAAGTCTGGATCGGTTCACTCATACCCTCAATCGTCGCTGCGGGGTTGGGTCACGTCCAAATGCCTTTCATCAACTGCTTTGGGCTGACGTTGAAGGCGGCGGCGAATTTCTCAACGTCATGCAAGAGAATACGCTGGTTTCCGCCTTCGATGTTGGCAATGGACGTGCGCGTGAGACAAACCTTTTTGGCAAGATCGGCTTGGGTCCATCCAAGCACGGTTCTCAGTTGCTCGATCTTCATGCCGAACATGCGGTAACAGAGTTGAACGGGTTTAGCGGTCATAACTTCAAAAAGGACGCAGCGGGGCGATTTGGATCGTTTCCATGACGTGAAGGCGATACAGGCCGGGTGAAGTAAGCAACGAGAGGAGCGCCACCCAGTCAACGCTCGGGTTTTCCTTCTCAATCGGATAATCCATCACACAGACGATGCACCTGTCTGGTTGCAGCACTCCGCGCCCGTCATGGTCTGGAAGCGGGACAATGAACCCGCTGTAAAACCAATCCTTGGGGTGAGGCGCCTGTTTCTCAGATCGCCAGAACTCAATGTCGTCCTCGAAACACCATGCGCACTTCGCCCCGGCGGTGAGCTTGCCGCCGGACATGCGTTTCATGGCGGCGTCGAACGGCGGCCCGTGCATGGCCTCGGCGTCCTCGATCTGTTTCAGCAGTTCCTTCATGTATGCTCTCATGCAATCTCCCATCGCAGTTTTTGCTGGCCCATGATTGGCTGCCATTCTCTGTCCCTGGACTGCCATCCCTGACCGGGTTTAGATGCTGGCACTTCACCGATGCGCTTCCAGCCAGCTCCGCGCAATGATGCCCCGCTCTCGGTGGTTAGCGTATAGGTGAGAAGCCGCGTCCCGCCCATCGCACGCCAGGCCCGCCAGCAAGCCGCATAAAGTTTGCTCACCGCGCCCTTTGGCGCTTTGGGGTTGGTGCAGGTCCGCAAAACCTCAGCCGTGTAATGGTGCTCAATCTGCCGGGCAATTGGCCTGCCGACAATCGCCACCCCGCACAATTCACCTGAATCCTCCAACCCGATTGCGAACCTGCCGCCGACTGTCGGGCGGTTGTGCCGATGGAAATTCAGCACGAACTGATTGGCTTCTTCCAAGGTGATCGGGCGCAGGTTCATCGGATTGGAAGCGGAGAGGGAAGGGGTCATGCGGCTGGCGCTTCGGCGGGTTTGGGTTTGCTCATGTCCTTGGCGATCTCTGTGAACCGTTGCGCGGACATCGTCACCTTTTTGCCGGCGCCCTCGAAGGTGATGGTGCCGCTCGGAAGCTCGCCAGCCACTTCCGGCCAAAAATACTGCCCGTGGTCGCACATGATTCGCGCGGCCTGAATCCGTTCCATGCTGCTTCTGCCGTGACGGGCGGCGACGGTCTTGAACCAGCCAACCTCCACGTCATGCTTGCGGAGTTGCAGGACGGGCCTACCCAGGTCGTCTCGGACTAGCCCACGCTTGTCGATCTTGACGGCGATGTGGTGCAGTTCGTGATCGAGCAGCCCGCGGCGCTCGTCCTCGTTGGCTTCACCCTCCCACCAGTCGCCATCCAGGGCGATCTCCGCATCAGCCCGACCCAAGGCGCGGTCTTTCAGGGGAATCTTGCGGCAGATGCCGAGGGCTTTGACGCCGTTCTTGGTGAGCGCGTCGTTCAGCGGCTTGTCCGTCTTTTCATCCCGGTCGCAGCGGGCGAACACGAAATCAATCGTGACGCCAGCGGCCAGCACGGGTTTGTGGGTGTCGAATTCTTCGAGAATGGATTTGGCCATCTTCTCGACCTCTTTGGGGCATCGTTCAAATGTCGGCATACGGTTTTGTTGTTTGGTTATCTATCTCCCCGCGCGTGCAGCCGCCGGTTGACTTCGTTTTGCTGCATTTCACCGGACCTCCGGCGGGGAAAATGTTGCGCTTCGGTTTGTAGGGCTTCAAATGCGGCAGCATCTCGGCTACGCGCCAGTATTGCATGGAGCACAGGAACGCGGCGGGCATGTGACGGCCGCTCAGCCAAACGACGCAACCGCCAGACTTGCGAATCTTTTCGAGGGCTTTAGCAGTCATGGCACGATCTCGGGATACGGTTCATCCTTGAACACCATCCGCGAGTGCGGGTCGGTGTCGCGGGTTAGGCCGGAGTCAGCAATCGGTTGGCGCCTGGGCGGGGGCGGACCCCCGTTCAATTCAACAAGGCGATTCCAGGCTTCGTCCAGCCGCGTATTGAACTCCGCAACCGCTTCCTCCATAACGGTAACAATGGCATCATCGCGCTCGACGGGGATTGCGATATGCGGCAAGTCCTGGCACCACGCCAGAAACCACCATTGCGAAAAGCCGCTAACCCACAATCCAAATTGCACCTGCAGTACGTGTTCCTCGGGTATGCCGCCAGCCAGAAGCCAACCCACTTGGGTATCGGCGTTCCCAGCTTTGATTTCCAGGCCGGTGTTCCCTGAGATAAGGCCGTCCGGGGAGCACCACAAATGACCGTCGTCACTTTCGATGCCGGCCAATTCCTCAATGTCGGATTCGAGCAGGGACGAAAAGAATCGGCGGGCGCTCTGTTCCCAAATAACCCCCTGGTCGGTCTGTTGGTTGCCTCGAAAGGATTGCAGGGGCTCGCCACGCCACTTCTCCGCGAGCTTGCGGTGAAGATAAGTTTGGGGCATTTGGGTTTTCCAAGAACGAATGGCCAGCTTGTCGGTAATCAAATTGCCCATTTCGCTGCCAGTCACCTTGCCGGCGCGAGCCTGTAGCCACGCCCAGCTCTTTTGCTGAAATTCCCGGTGAATCTTCATGCTTTGGACTTCCTTGCCGCCGCGCGTTCCTTTTCAGCCATCAGCCGTTGCAGAATCGGCAGGACGATTTTGGGAATGTCCTTCCAAGCTGTGACGCCGGCCAGCGCGAGAAACCGCCGCTCGCTTTCGTGCCGCTTCTGGTCCTCGGGTTCGAGCACCACCAGCCGCTTGAATAACTCGTCGGTTTCCGCCTCGGTGGCTAGCGTGCCATCGCCCGCGTCCTCGGCGGGTGTCACCGCATCCACGACGATATTTAGCACGTCCATAAGCAGCCGTCGCTTGGCCCTAGACTCAGAAATGGAGTCGAGCGTCGGGGCCTGGGCGCCAGCGGGCGTGCCGGGAGCATTGGACCCCAACCGCATGGCGTAGTAGAAATCCCGCTTGTGTCCGCTAAGGTGTTGCAATGTGAGCGTCACCCGGATTTTGTCCCCCAAGTGTTCCTGGCTCCATTGCAGGGTGAAGTGGTTGTGGGCGACGGCGGGACGGACGGCGTTCCAAATGTCCAGAAATGGCGCGTAACGGAATTTGCCGTCAACCTCTTTGGTGGCAATAACGTTCTGGCACTCGTTTTGGAGCGCGGCCAAGGCAGCGGCGTAGCTTTTCTCTGCCTTCTTTTCCTCCATCCGTTCGTAAAGGCCGACAAGCTTTTCGACGGCCACAACATCGGCGCCAGTGATGCCCTTTGAGAGCACGGCTTGCAGCATCTCGCCGGGGGACGGTTCGGGCCTGGCAACCGGCAACTCGGGCGCACGGCTCACTTCCAACGATTGTTCGCTCACTTCGCACCCCCTTCGGTGGCGGGGGCGGCTTTGACCGCTCCTTGTTCGACCACAAACACCCCAATGTTTTCCGGCACCGCTGCGGGCTTCTCGCCAACGATGGTTGCCAGGATGGTCTTTTCCTCGCGTTTGGCCTGTTCGACAAAGAGGAAGATGGACTTGCCGAGGGATTCGCCGCGATCCAGCAATTCCAACCCGAAACCCTCGGGATACATCGCCGAAAGCTGACTCGAAAGCCGCATGATTTGCGACGTGGACAACATGCCGGCCGTTGTGCCCTCGTAAACGATGGCCCCGGTGTCATCGAATGCCAGCCCAGGAATCCCGCAGGTGTCGGTAACGGTCTTGAGTTTTGATGCCTTCTCAACCTTGATGGCCCGCAGGCGAGTCTCCTTCTCGGAGAGCGCGGTTTCCTTGGCTTGCTTTTCCTTCGCGCGGTTCAGGTTGGCTTCATATTGCTCGTATCGCACTTGCGCGGCCCCGGCGTCGGAAATCTGGCGCTCAAGGTCCGCCGTGTCGGGTTGGGCATCAATCTTCGCCTGCAATTCGGAAGTGTCTGGCGCGGGCGGGATTGCCGCTGATTCTTTCTTTGGGTTTTCGGCAAGCCACTTTTTCAAGGCATCACGGGAAGCCTCGGCGTCTTTCAGTTGCGCCTTGAGGCTGAGGATGAATGATTCGGTGTCCCCAAGCTTGTTCTGTTTGGAGGTGACTGTCGCATTGTGGCCAGCGATAGCCTCATTATCCTTGTTGGCCTGCCCCGCCTTTTCCCGGTGGGCAGTATTCAGCTTCTCGATCTCATGCCGCCAGCCTTTAACCTTTTCGGCGTGCCCGTCCTTGATGGCTTTGAGCTTGTCCTTGAGCGCCATCGCGTCTGGCTTCTGAACCGGCGTGGTATCAATCGCACCGTAGGCTTTGATCTCCACCCGGAGCGTGCTGGCCTCGCGGTCGAGATTATACGCCTCGGTGTCCAGCGCGGTAGTGTCAACCGCGAAAAGGTCGGTGAAGAATTTCTTGCGGTCGGTTTCGCCCATGCGAAGCAGGTGGTCCTGGTCCAGCAAGAACGGGTTCAGGAATTTCTTCAATTCCGTCACCGGCTCTTTCGCCGGGCGGCCACCGATCACAAAGTCAATGTCTCGCGCCTTGGTGTCGCCATTCTTGGCGCGATACCACTCCCGGCGCACGAGCCCGCCAGAGAATCCAAGCTCCACGAACGCCTCTTTCTCGCCGTGACGGATAATGTCCTGCGGGAAGCTGCCGCCGAACGCCCAGCGCACGGCCTTGAGGATGGTGGTCTTGCCCTGGCGGATTTCGCCGTAGAACAGAATCAGCGGCTTGTCGAGTTGGATGGTAACGTCGGCTATCAGGCCGATGTTTTTGATTTTGAGATAGGTTGCTTTCATATTCGGTTAAAAATCGCCGTGGCCGATGCGGGCGGACTCGGCCACGGCTGCGGTGGGTGCCGCGAAATCATTTGGGCTGCTCACTTGGCGGCTATCTTCGGCAGGAACGCAGGCGGTTTTATACGGTGCTTCGGTGCAGGCGTTCCGGTGCTTTGACTCGACGCTAATGCCTCGAATCGCCGGACTCGCTTCCTGTGCGCCGCCAAACGGATCGTTGGTTCGGGACCGATCAACCCCGCGTACGGATAACCCTCTTAGTCCCTGCCGCACTTCGCCGTTGCTGAGCAGCCCCGGCTTTTTGTGGGTATTGAAGCCAGCCGAGGGATCTCCCCCCTCTCCTCCAGGGGCAAGCCCCTGGCATGCATTTACACTATGCTGGCGTAAAATCGTGGATGGCTGTATCCCTATCGGGCTGCGGGGGCACTCATTATCCGCCCGTCCCGGGTTTTTCATCAGTGGCTCATAACCCGGCCAACCCAGTCCTTTGGGTGCAGGTTTAGGATTGCTACCAGCCATCCACCGTTGGTTCATGGGCCAACGTTCGCAATCCGCTCCTTGCGCGGTTTGTGGGAATTTGGAATGACGAGCGGGCTGGGTTTGATACCGGCTGGAACGGTTCTTGAACTCACCCGTCAGCCCGGGGGCGCTAACGCTGGCCTTGACCCCGTATCTGTTCGCGCTACTGGCCTGGGGATTGGAGTACCGTTCCGCATCCAAAGCTTCCCGTCCTTCCGGGATGCCACTCGTCAAAATCATTCTCACGCCTTCCTCGCTTCCAGCGCCTTCGCGGCCTCAGCCTCGGGCACGGCGTATCCCGCTTTCTCAATCGTCTGCCGCGATACCGTGCTGTTCATTGGATGGCTTGGAATCGGCTCTTTCAGGTTGTAAAAGTCCATCGCTGGAAACGAACCCCACGCGGGCTGCCAGAACGCGAACGAGCAGGCGATTTCCTGGACGGTGGTCATTTGGCCCTCCGTTTCGCGAGATTGGCCAGCCGGGTCTGCCATGCCTTCTTCGCTCCCCGCTTGTAACTGTCCTTGCTACGGCAGAGCGCAACTCGGCGCATTTCCTCGGCGATTAAAACTGATTCTTTGGATTTCATCAAAACGGGCACTTGCCAAGGTCTTTCAGGATGACGCGGCGCAGCGAGCCAATCTTGTCGTCTTGGGTTTGGATTGGAGGATAGAGCGCCACCAACCACCAGCGTTCGCCTTTGTGTTTTTTGGGATCGGTGGTCGCGTGCAGGGCGTTCGGCGTGCAAATTCTGAGTGGCCCGGAAATGGTTTCGTCCATTCCAACCGTCCGGGCTTCACCAACCCCACCGTTTGCAGGTCTGCCATCGGCCATCGAACGCCAAAACGCGATCTGCGCTTCAGGCGGGTAGGTGTCGGGCTGAATGCACGCACGGAAATAATTCTCCGCATCTTCGCCGTCGCCGTAGCCGGAGCCGGAGCCGGAGCCGTCGCCGGAGCCGGAGCCGTCGCCGTAGCCGTAGCCGTAGCCGTAGCCGGAGCCGTCGCCGTCGCCGTAGCCGTAGCCGTAGCCGGAGCCGTAGCCGGAGCCGTCGCCGTAGCCGGAGCCGTCGCCGTAGCCGGAGCCGTCGCCGTAGCCGGAGCCGGAGCCGTAGCCGGAGCCGTCGCCGTAGCCGGAGCCGGAGCCGTAGCCGGAGCCGGAGCCGTCGCCGTAGCCGTAGCCGTAGCCGGAGCCGGAGCCGTAGCCGGAGCCGGAGCCGGAGCCGGAGCCGGAGCCGTAGCCGGAGCCGTTTTTAGCCGTTACGACCATATTCCTTTCTCCCAATTTGCAGCGGCTTCGGGCGTGCATTCAACAACGGAAGTCACGTCGCGCAGCGTGATGTGCTCGACGGCGGGTCCAATCTTGCAGTTGCCGGACGGACCAGCAGTCGCCAGCCCGAGCACCCCACGCAAGTCGGATGACCAATAAATACACATGCGGGCCTTCTCAAGATCAATGGTAGGTGCGTCCGAGCGTTGGCCGTAGCCGAAGAACACGCCGCGATGGGCGGTGGTCACAAGCAAAGGAATATTTGGTTTCGGTTGTTTCATAATTGGTTTTTCATTCAAGCGAGTGGAGCATCGCACGCGCATTCGCATAACGCAATAGCAAAAGCATTATTTTTTCAGTTTGTAGCACGGCTAATCCCACGCATGTTCTACCATTATCCACCCCACCCCCTCGCCTCGCCGATGGCTGGCCCCGCAGGACACAGTTCTCGCGGCGTCCCTGGGGCGAGGGTTGGGGTGGGGAAATCATTATTGTTCCTCCGCTTGAATCATGGCTTTGATGATTTCCGAGGCGACTTGGGGGATCGTTCGGAGTCCCATCGCTTTTGGCAGACTCGGCATACGGGCCTACCGGACTTCGTTCTTCCGGTTTTAAGGTGTCCGTGGAGGCAGTGGGTTTTTGTTGGGGGCACAGGGATGTCTCCGTTCTGATGGTGAATCCGCATGTGGCAGGTCGAGCAAAGTGTAACGAGATTGGCTGGTGAGTTGTCGGACCAAACACGGTTTTTGTGGTGAATCTCAAGGTCAATGGTCGTGCCGCAGTTTTCACAAGCGGTCTTTTTGAACCGCCGGGCAAGCTTCTGCCATTGCCCGCGGGATTTCTTTTCTTTGACCATCGCCTTAGCCATGCAGAGAAATCCGCAGTACTTTCTCCTGCCGTACACGGCCCTATCTTCCCATCGGTCTCCGAACTGTTTTCTTTCCATGATCTTGCCGCAAAAAGCGCAAGGCTTGAGGTCAACCGGTATAAGTTTTCTGCCCATGAATAGAACATAAGCCTATGGCCTATCTTCCGCAAGGATCATCGCTCGAATTATCTCCGAGGCCACTGGCCACACGATGGAATTTCCCAAGGCTGCAATCATTTTTGAACGAAATCGCTTAGGTATTCCAGACTGTACCCTTGCAGCCAAAGAGTGAAGGCCAGTTGGAGCGCGGCGAACGACGGAGCCTCCTTTGACGTCTGGGCAGAGCAGCCATTGGTAGTCAGACCAACCGTGTGAAGCTGGTCTGCAAAGTGTATCGCGTGGCCCCCCGCTATCCTGTCCTCGACTTGCGACGGTCCCCGGCCCGTGTCCTCTTTCCCCGGCGCCCGCCACAACGCCGATTTGAGCATCCCTCCCAGGAGCAGTTCGCCTTTGCGGTCGCCGCCCCGGTTTCTCTGTCCGCCCAACGCTTGGGCAGCTTGCGCCGTCGGCCACAGGCTGGCTTTCAGTTGGCCTGGCAGGAGGATTTGTCTCTCGCCCTTGCGCTTCGGGTCTCGGCGTCCTTCCGTCTCCGCATTGGAACGTTGCGGCGTGCCCCACAAACTCGCCTTGAGTTGGTTGGGCAACGAGTCGTCTACGTACCAAACCCGCTGCGTCTGGCCTTTCCAATCCCAACTTCGGCACGTTGCCCAGTTCGCCATTGCGATGCCCGATAATCCAAATTCTCTCCCGGTCTTGTGGCGAATCAACGGCACAAGCCGGTATAGAGACCGGTTGGACCTCGTAGCCGAGCCCCTCCAACTCAGCAAGGATTCCGTCGAGCCCCACGTCGAGAATCCCAGGAGGATTTTCACCAATGAACCAAGCGGGCTGCGACTCCGCAACAATGCGGCAAGCTTGGTCCCAGAGCCAGCGGTCATCGCTCGCGCCTCGCTGCTCCCCGGCTCGACTGGCCGGCTGGCAAGGTGTTCCGAATGTGCAGAGCCAGACCCCAAGAAAAGGTCTGCCGTCGAATTGTTTGATGTCGTCATAGTGTTGTGCGTCAGGCCACGCTCGTTTTAGGCCGTCCAAAAGAAATTCCTCTTTCTCAACCTGGGCGATGGTGCGGACACTGTTGGCTGCGGCCGCCAGAGAGAAACCGGCCAGCCCTGTGAACAGGTCGAGGTGTGTCCTCTCCACCGCGCTGGTCGGGTGGGTCATGTGAGGGCGAGTTCGGGTTGTGGTTGGGCGCACGCGGGGCTGAACCAAATCCGCTCGCGCTTGCCGTTGCCGCTGCGCTCGACGGCTTGCCCGCCAAATCCCTCTCCGGCATTCCAGGCCATGCAATCCCAGGTGTCGGGCAGCGTGTGCTCGCCTTCGTAACCGCACAGCGCAATTCGCATCAGCGGGTTGTCTCCGTTCGCAATCGCCCATTGCCTGACAGCGTGAGCAACCTTCATGCAGTCCTCGCGGTAGAGTCTGCCGTCGCGGCCGGACTCCGAGGAATACGGCGGGTCAAGGAACACCGCCGTCATGCCGTGCTTGCAAGTTACGGATGGTCCACACACCCTCGACCAGTCGCCGCAGCAGACACGGACATTGCGAAGCCTCTCGGAAAGTTGGCCGAAGAAATCAAACAGAGCGCCGTTGACGGGCAGCACCGAACCGCCGGCCGCTCCAGCAATCACAGGCCGTTTGCGCTCGATGCCATCACGCTTCCGATTCACTCCCCGACCCTCATCCCCGAGATGAACAAGCTTCCGATTCACTCCCTGACCGTCGGTGCCGAGATGAACAAGCTGCCGAACGCCGTCAACGTCCGCTATCCGCCAGGGGCCGTTGCCCGAACAGAACCCAGAGCCGATCCAAGCAGACATGCCCCACACCCACCAGCCGGCGATTTTCGCGTCAGAGTATTCCGGGTCGCCCTCAAGCCGAGCCTGTAGTGAATCCTTCACCCCAACCAGCCATGCGTGGCGGGCGTGCAGGTCGTTCTCGTTCACCGGCCAATCGGCGTGGTGCGCGACGGCCTCTGGGTTGGATTTGACTGCCCTCCAGAAATTCGAGAGCAGACCGTCCTTGTCGTTAACGGTTTCGGTCGTGGGATCATCAGGCCGCGCCAAGAGGACTGCGCCCGAACCAAAGAACGGCTCTACGTAGTTCTCGACCCGGCCAAATCGCTCCCAAACCAACGGGGCGATCTTGGACTTGCCCCCAAAGTAAGGGAAAGGCGATTTCAGCGTCTCGGCGTTCATTTCAAACCCATCTTCTCATTGACCCGCCTCACCGCGCACCCCGGCGAAAACGTCATGGCCTTGCTCCCGCCGTGCTCCACGTCGCGCACCACCAGCACGCAACCGGCGAGCAGGCTCTTGAGCAGGAGCGTGCGCGTCTGGCCTGGCTCGGGCACGAGTTGGGCAACGCGGGTGAAGGCGGATTCGATGGTGGCTTCGGTCATGGGTCGTTGTGCGGGCCTTTGGTTTCTCGTTCTTCATGCGCCACTCGGGCGCAGCTTTCAAATCGGAATTGGCTGGCAAAGAACGTAAGCGTCACCGGCCCGATTGCGCCCTCTTTGTTCTTGGCGACTTCCAGGCGCACGGTTCGCACTGGGCTGTAATCCTCGGGATGAAGCAGCCACACCTTGTCCGCGTCGTACTCGATTTGCCCGGACGCCCGCAGGTCGCTCAGCTTCGGCGGCCGATTGTCCCGGTCGCTCTCACGGTTCAGGGATGCCACAACGATCACCGGCACGTTGAACATCTTGGCGACTTTCTTGATGGACTTCGATGCCTGGGTCACTCGCTCGTACTCGGTGCGCCCCGGCGTCTCCAAAAGCTGGAGGTAGTCCACAACAATCAGCTTGGCGCCGGCGCGCGCCATCTCCCCGGCAATCGAAAGCATCTTTGGCTCGCTCATGCCGCAGGTGTCTTTGAGCAGGATGTTGGCGCCGACACTGCGCAGAGTGGTTGTAGCCATCACGCATTTTTCTTCGGTGCCTTGCATCACTCGCCCGCGAAGCAGCTCACTCCCGTCGTATTGGCCGATGGAGGAAAGCATCCGGTGAACGGCTTTCTTGGCTGAGGTTTCGAGGGAGATTATCCCCGCCT